ATGAAAACGCATTCTGAAATCAAAGTTACTCCCAAAACATGGGAAAAATCAATCAAATCAAACCTAGAAAAAACGTGGGAAATATACTACACGTTTTATGACCGTAATCATCCTGCAGGTGTAAAAGTCCGATTTAAAGGGATGAATAGAGCTAAAACGCTCGAAGAGAGGCAGGAGATAACGCGAACAATGATAGCTAATGAGATTAAAAACCTTGAAAGAGGTTATAATCCAATATTGAATGAATATGTTGTAGAAGACGAAAGTTTAATTTCTGATTTTACTCCCTTTGTTAAATCATGTGAGATTGCATTAAAATCATTTCAAGGTGTTGATTCAACAATAACCGACCTCTTAAACAGTTTGAAACATATTCGTAAATATGCTGTAATGCTGAAGATAGACAATAAAGATCTTAAATCTGTTACAAAAGGTGATATAAAGCAATTACTAATGAGAATGTCATTAGATAAACACTCCAATTATCGAGTAAATAAAACAAGATCTCACTTATCCAAGTTTTTTGCTCACTTCACCGAGTTGGACATATTTCAGGTTAATTTTATTGAAGGCATATCTAAACTTGAACATACTTCAAAAAAGAAAAATATAATAAGAACCGAAGATGATTGGAAAAGATTTCATAAAATAAAAGACCTGAATTATAGTGTGTATATATTTTTAAACATATTTTTATATTCTGGCTGTCGCTTTGAAGAAATGATTCAAATTAAAAAAGAAGATGTAAATATTGAAAAAAGCTTCTTTTGGATCAATTTAAAGAAAGGTGGCAAGCATACACGTTCTATGCGACCTATAAATATGCATGTTTGGCAATATTGGAAAAGAATATTTGATATTGCTCAACCTCATCAATATATGTTCAGTTTCGACCAGATGCCAAATGACAATCCTATCAAAGCTCATAGTTTATATGATTTATCTGGAAAATATCTGCGCAAAGTTGGGTTAGACATGACTGGGTATGGTTTAAAACACACTTTTTTGAATTTGGTATCTAAGGATTTTGGATTATCGAAAGCTGCTGAAATTGCTGGACACACAAACACAAAGACTACAGAGAAATATGCAGTTGATTGGCAAGAGCATCAAGTCGAAAGAAATAAAAAAATAGATATTAGTATATAAATTTAAACTATATTCCTGACATCAGGAAACTGTTACATTCTATATATTTGCAAAATGGAAATTGAAGAATTGGAAAGGCAGATATTAGAAATAGTCGCAAAAAAGCATAATGAAACTGGTGGAAATAATGGAAATGGTTTTGGTGATTTTGACCACATACTAAATATGTCACTTGACGACAGGAACGCGTTCTTAAATCGAATGGTTGCTGAAAAGAAGATTGCCATCAGAATGGGGCCAAATGCCAGGATGATTATGTTGCCAAAAAATTAAGGAGTCAAAAACTGACTCCTTTTTAAATATACATTTATTTATACCCAAATATCACCAAATCTCTTATGTAACTTGCTGCTTCAATGGAGTTATTTTCATTAGCGTCCATATCTCGAACTATCTTAGCCCTGATTTCTTGAACATGATGAAAGTTTTCTTCCGGACCTTCAAGTTTATCGAACATTTCAAAAAACTCTTTTCGTAAAACTTCCTTTTTTTCCGTCTCGTTTCTGTCGGATGCGCCCCAATATTCCCACATTTTTTCTGTGAGAAATTTAATATTCATTTTCCAGTCTTTGTATCCCATGATGTAAAATTAATTATTTTACTAATTCAAATAATGATACTACAAATCTTACCTCTATAAATTATAGTTAAAAAAGTGTGAATTAAATCTTATTTAAATGTAAAATATCATTAACGTGCTTAATTGAGTAGGATATTATAATACCTGAGTTTTCAGGTGTTATAATTACGCCAGCAGAAGTTATAATATTATTATTTTGGGTTATATAACCACTAATAACTGACAATATATGAAGTCGCTGTTCTCTTTCGTTAAAATAACCTACTGGTCCCCCTGAAAAACCAGGGTTATTATGTCCATCTAAATATATTTGAACACAATCATCCTGATAGTTTACTCCTGATACAATAGCAGTTTTGACCAAAGGCATTTTAAACTTTACATTAGTAAGTGTTTGACTTAAATAATATGGATAGCCAAAGAAAAAAACATCCTCACCTATAGAATAATTACCTCCGGTTATAGAAAATTCATACTTAGCAATAATATGCTCTTCTAATGGTACAACAGCAATGTCTACATTAACATTTGGACAAATATAAACTTTACCTGATAAAGGAGTAAGGATATCGTTTATATAGATACTAAATGTTTTATATTCTCCGTTAGCAACCCCTTTAAAAAGATGTTTGGCTGTAATTAAATATTGTTTCTCACTGATTGTTAAAATAAAACTCGTTCCATTTTCTGTTTCAGTAATAATATTAAATGTAGAATTAAAATACTCTCCGTTTATAAAAGGCATAATGTTTTTTAGCTAATTTATATAAAAATTAGTAATTATTTCTATATTCGTGGAAACTAAAAAAAGACCATGAGAGAAAATAGACCAGCAATACCGTCAGAAATTAAGCGTGAAGTTCGTCAACGATGTGGATTTGGATGTGTCATATGTGGCAGTCCCATATATGACTATGAACACATGCTTGAATGGGCAGAAGTCGAAAGACACGTTGCAGATGAAATTACATTGCTTTGTCCAAGTCATCACAGAGAAAAAACGGCAAAAAGATTACCTTCAGCCTCAGTAATTAATGCCAACAAAACCCCACATAATTTAAAAACCCTTGTAACAGACAAACATCTGCTTTACTATGAAGGAAATGAGGTTATAATGAGATTTGGTAATACAAATTTCATTATTGTTGATAAAGGGGAAGGCATCAAGTATGCTACATTAGTTATGTTTCACTATCCACTCATATATGCTACATTAAAAGAAAAAATTCTACTATTAAATATTGACCTTTTTGATATTGAAGGAAATTTGGTATTATCAATTGTCGAAAATGAATTAATTATAAGCACAGGTGTTTGGGATATACAATATGTCAGTACTAAATTAACAATTAGATCAGAAGCTAGTGATATTTTTATTGAAATAGATTTTATCACCCCAAACATTATACACTTTACTCGAGGAAAAATATACTACAAGGGTATAACATTCACGATACATCCAACAAAAGGTTTTTCCTACGTAAATAATGAAATTTCTTCAACTCTCACATTTAATGATTGCACATTTATTGGTGGCGTTGTTGGAATTGTTGTACATTATGAAGAGCCTGAATATGGTGGTGCTGTTTTTATAAAAGCTCCCAGACCCGATAGAATTTGATTATTTACTTCTTTAATTTGTGGCTAAAACACTCGTGTAAATTACCGGAAATATCACCTTTGATTAATGTCTCATTGTTTTCAGGGTAGTAATCATCGCCATTCTCCATATTGTATATTTTGTCTTCTGAACCCGGATTAGGAGCTAAAATGAATTTTGGGAGATTAGTGCAACCATCTATTGCAACAAGGATAGAAGTAGCAAATCCCTGCAATTTGCTTTTGGCATCAATCTCCTGAGAATTCCAATATTCTAGCATCGATGCTACATGACCTATAAACATGTCTTGCACTTCTTTACTTGTAAATTCTTTTACTTCCATACTTGTTATTTTTTTTAACTAAAGAATAAATCTGCTTCAGCTTTTCTCCGTCTGATTAAACCATTCAAAACTACACCGTCTGAGGTAATATATCTTTCAGTAAACCATTTATAAATTGCTTCCTTTCCTCTTTTCTTATTGATTAAATCGAAAAGGGTGTCAGAACCACCTGTATTATAATAATGTGAAACTAGCGCATCAAATTGGTTTTGATTAACAGGCACCTCCAGCTTATTTAATACTGCTTTTTCTCTTGGAATTAAATCTTCAGCAAGTGCCTTATCAGCATCTACAAGTGTTTTCACGGTTGCTCTCTTATATGCTAAGGCTCTGTTAGCTTCTCCTTTTAGAAATTTACCGTCATTTCCACGCATAGCTCGTCCCCAACCTTCAGTCCATATTTTCGATGGGTCCATTTTTGGTTGCAATCCTGATATTTTCAAATCTCCATCGTGAAGACTTTCAAACGATTTTATTAAATTAATTCCTTTTTGTGATGTTTTCATTTTTTAAAATATTTATAGACGAAAAAGATGAATATTAAAAAGGTCACAACAATTGTAATTACTATCCATGTTCCGGCTTGAAAGCCTGTGGAAGTGATATCATTGGTTTTTGTACTTACAGCGGATGCAACATCTTTAATTGTCTCTTTTGAAACTGCGGTTTTAGCGAGATCCTGAATAAAGTTTGTAGATTCTTCTTTCTTACTTCCTTCGGTCTTTTCTTCGGCTTTTTTATAGTGGTTACTAATGGTGAAGTCTGCATTTCCTTTTATCAAAATACTTTGTAATGTATCTTTACCAACTACATTATGATATACCAATGGAGTTAAAGAATCTGCCTTGCCTTTGATGATGATGTCGCCAGAGAAATCTTCAACTTGCTTCTTTACGGCCTGATCTGTAATTTTCTTAGTCTCATCCTTTCGGATTATTTCTTTTACAGAATCAACTTTTACACGTTCAACTTCAGTCTTTCCTTCCTTCGTGAATGAGACCACTTTATGTTTTGTCCTACAGCCCAGCAATAAGCTAGTCAGCAGAATTAGAATCAATATCTGTTTCATTGTTTTTTAGATTTAGATCATTAATATTTAATGTTTTATTGAATTTTTCAAACTTTCTTAAAAATGCTAAAGGCGGGAATTTACCATCTGTTATTATTCCTATGTTAACCAAAGCATTCCCTGCCGGATATATGAAAATCATTATCTTAGAAGCTACTTTAAAATAGATACTGTCAAGCTCTGCATCTGCTATTATTTGTATAAAGGCTTCTGTAAGAAAATACACAAGAATCACTAATCCTATTTTTTGAGAAAACCCGGTGATCATTTTCTTTGGAGAAAAGGAATTGAATTTCATGTGTTTCCATATTCCGGCAATTAAATCAGCAATCAATGCTAACCCAAGAACAAAAATAAAAACATAACTTTCCAAGTACCATCCTGTTATTCTTTCAGAAACAGTTAACCCAACAGCCGGAACCATTGCTAATTGAAAGGATGACCACATTTTACCCGCTACCCCACCAGAATGAATTGATATTAGGTTTTTAATTATAAATTGTTTAATCATTGTAAAATTGTTTTTTTTTAACTAAATTCTACGAGTATCCCCTTTTCAAACTGTATAGCTTTAGTGTTGCCGAAAGCATCTTTATATTGAATTAGTGCAGTTTTCCCTGTTTGAGAACCTATCGTTATTCCACCACTCATTATTTCTAATGCTATATTTCCCCCTGCTGATCCAGAAGCGTTTAATCTTAAGGCTGTATTAACTCCGGTACCTGTTGCGGAAATATCTGCAGCGTAGTTAAAGACATTAGATTCACTTGTATTACTGAAAATCCTAAATCTATTTCTCCATGTAGGATTACCAGGATAATTATTAGAGGAAATAGAAATCCCGCTTATTAATTCGCCTGATGAATCAAATTCACCAAATAATAGCTTACCCAATGTACTTGTTAAAGTTGTCGCTGTAATCTTCCATCCGTTCAAGCCTCCTATATATCCTTCTGTTGCATTTATTTTTCCGATTATTTCAGCATTTTCAGCAATCATTTTTCCGTTTTGCTGAACTCTAAATGGTGCTGTATTTCTATTGCTGTAATCTGCACCTGCTCCAAATCTTACGCTCGTTCCGGTTGTATCTCCTGAATCTGTTTTACCCGAAACAAAAGCATTTACATCACCATCTTCGCCGACTTCAATAACTTCAGACATAAGCAACCCGCCATCTATTGAAGTAAACCCGTCCGATCCACTTAAAAACTTGATTTTTCCTTTTATTTCGCCTGTATCGAGATTGAAATATGTCTGCATATCCAAAGAAGAAATAATTCCTGTACGGATAAGACCACCATTGATGGTTGTAGTTCCGATTGTGATTGAGAGCACACGAACATCATCCACTACCGTATGAAGTACACCTAATAAGAAATAGAAGTCATTTACATCATCATCAAACTTTATTTTTTCCTGAGTAAATTCAATTACGGCATCAGTTCCGGTTTTCGAGCAAACTGCATAAACATATCTAAACCCGTCATCCGGAAGTATCACATTGTTTTCAGCAATATTCCAAGTTTTATCAAAAGTCTGCGAGTAAATCACACCTGCATTTGCTTTGACTTTGTTTTTATTTCCGTCTACCATTAATTCAAAAACTACCGAACAGCTTACCTGCTGAGATTTTGCGCCAACTGAAAGCATATTTGTTTCAATAGATTCGGGTTTGATGTTCTCTGGCCAGAAATAACCATCAGCATCAAAAGCGAGGTTCTGAAGTTCCTGAGTGGTTTTTAATCCTAACTTTGAATAGTTGATATTTCCCAGATTAGTAATTGATAAAACATTCTTAATTGTTTTTACGTCCAGAATAACTTGTGAAGCGTAATTAATCTCGTAAGAATCAGCAATTGTAACTTTATAATTAAAAGGATTATAAACTCCGCCTTCAATAAATGTCACGGTTGTAGAATTTATCCTAAGCATTTTATTAATACCTAAAGGCTCGTCAACTACCGTCACATAATCACCGATATCGAAGTTTCCGATTCCTATTTTTTCCATGTAAGCTGGATCAATCTCAAGATCATAAGAAACTTTGGCGTTTTTGTGTAGCTCAAATTGCTCAAGACCTTTTACCAATAATTCGTTTTCTGCATTATCAATGTAGGTTTGAGGCATGACGATATCTAAAATCACATATTCATCACCTAAGGCAAATTGAAAAGCTTCGGAATCTACATCGGGGAATTTCTGCCCCGAATCATTTGTGAAAGGAATTATCTCAAATGTTTTCATTGTATGGCTATACCCACCTTTTTTAATTTCAAATTCATAACCTGCAAGATTACCGGTATTGAAATGCACTTTTGCTGAAGTTCCCGCAATAAGATATTTCGTGGTCACACCATCCGATTCTTTTTCATTCAAATCGAAATCCATCCCAGAATCAACAAACTTAAATTTTGTATCACCTAAAGCGGTAATCTTTCCTTTTCTTTTTGGATAAATCTCATCAAATGTGATAGAGCCTTCTTTCAATCCGAATCCTGCAATCAGACTTGTATCTTCAATAAAATCAGCAGTTGGTAACATTAAATTCATTGAGAAGTTTCTGTAACCGTTTGGAATATTTTCGGTGCCGCCTAAAACGTAAAGTCTATTAATAATATCATTGTCGTCAACATTTGAGCGGTTTAATCCGTACAACCCTTTACCTTTTCCATATTCGAAAGTAAGCGGTAATTTTCGCCCGAAATCTCCGGTATTGATTACGATCTTATCATTCTCAATTTTTACCCAGAAATCTACTTTAAATTCATCGCAAATTTTCTGCAAGGCCGAAAGACAAGTATCATCACCGAAGGTAATTGTTTTGGTGTCATCGTTCGTGAATTTTCCGATTTCCCAATCCAAAGAAAGCCTCTGCATATTGTTTTTAAGACAAATCAAAAACGTTTCAATATTTCCGATTAGTGGAAATTCTAAGTTAAATTTTTGCCCGGTTCCGTCCGCATTGAAATACTTGCAACGAAGCATGTCATACATTAAACCTTGAGCGATAATATCGTATTCGTATTCAGTCTCACTAATTTTGTTGACATTCGGCAAAGCATTCATTCTGTAAATTGAGCCAAACAACACAAAGTAGTCATTGATTTTAATATCCAAAACAGAATTTGATTTCATTCGGATAGTCAAAGTATCATCCGAAAGTAAAGCTTTACTTATTGCTGCAGATTCAACAGAACGCTTCCCCCTTTCAACTAAATTGAAAAGAGGTGAACCGTTTCTGTATAATTTTATGTTGTTCATTTTATTCTTAATTGATAAAAAGTTACACGGTATAATCAATAATACTTAAATCCATTAATTTGGATAAATCTCTTTGCCCCCATGTATAAGCCACATTAAAGGATGATGCAGGTCTAATGCGTAATTCTGTTATTTTTGTTCCTGTTGTGTTAAGCATTATATTATACGGAACGTTCTTAGGGTCAGATTCTTTAATTCCTGTTTCGGGATTAGTCCAAAAGGTTTTATTATCACCTCCCTTATCTACCATAAACTCAAATCTCCCCTTGCTCGCAGTTGAAGCAAAACAATTTGTAAACCTCCAATCGTCAACCTGATTAGAACCTAATTCGTCTACTAAAACATAATCGCAATTAACAAATTTACACCTGTCAAATTCAATAAAACTACCTGCATTTTGCGCCGTTGTATTGTGAATGAATATTCCACAAGAAGTATTCGATTCTACTCTTTCCAAGATTGAATTATATACTACAATTGACTGTCCCGCTCTTATACCGATACCTACTACATAAGAACAATTATCAGCAACTATTCTACAATTTTCAACTTTTACAGACTCCCATCCTACAGCATCAAGATGTAAAGGGTACTTACAGCCGATTGCTTTAACTGTTAGGTTTTTAATATCGATGTTATTCTTTGCAAAAAAAACGTGTTTGTTGGTTAATGGAACAGTTGCAATCTGCTTATTAGCTTCTGCAGGATATGAATAATCTGCAGGAGTAATATGGATTGGATTAGTTGAATTACCATCGCAAAGAATAATAGTATTTTCTCTACTCTGCCCAATTGCTAATACATATTTTTTGCCTTGTAAATCACTTTCAAACCAAATTCCATTTGGCACAAATATTACATACCTTTTATAGTATGAAGCGTCTGTAATTGAAGAAATTAAATTTCTAAGCGAATTGTAATCATCGCTATTTTTTGTTAAAGTAATTCGTACCGTTTCAATCTCTTTTCCGACGTCACCAATTATATTTTCTGCCTTTATCTTATTACCTATAACCACATCTTCAGCGTAGGTATCATAATCTTTTAATGCAGAACCTTTATTTATAATGAATGTGTTTACTAAAGCGTTTTCCACTGTAACTGAATGAAAAAAGCAATTTGCGGGCGTAGTAAATTTCCCGCCAGTTGTAGTAGCAATTCCAGAAATATAAACTTTGTTTATGTCAAAAAAGGCAATCTGCTGAGTATTGGACTTTATATAATTTGTTGAAGGATCACAAGGAATAAACCTAATATAATGATAGTTGGCACTATTAGAAACATTTCCAGTTGTTGCAACTACATAACCATTCGGAATGACTTTGCTCTTATCGAACAAATTGTTCGATACCGCTTTATTTCCGATAGTCAGAATGTTGGTTTTCGACGTAATAATATTTACGTCCTGTTTTGTAATTAAATCATTGTAATCAATTTCAAAAGCCATTGCCACTCCAGCAATGTCTGAAAACGACATGGTTGTTGTTGTGTCAAAATAGCCAATTTTTCCACCTCCCCATCTACCGTAGGCAGGAAGACTATCTAATCCACCGATACGTGGTTGGATAGTGTCTCCGGCTTCAAAAATCCACGCAACCAAATCACCCTTTTCAATATGAGGTAAATCGCCCTCGACATTGTAAATGTTACTGCCGGACGAAGTCACATTGATACTGAATTTATCAGCTCCAATAAATGATTCCTGGTTCCCTGTTGTAGGATTTGGATAATTATTGGTAATTTTTTTCACTACTTGAAACTTTAAAACTCCTACGCCAGTCGTTCCAACTTGCATTCTAGGAATTACACCTGAATGTTGCGCCTTCACATTAAGAATGAACGATTGAGATGAACTAGAATTAGAAGGTTCAGGTAATGTGTTTTGAAATTGAGGACCTATATAATCCGAAGATATCAAATATCTGTTATCATTAAATTCTTTAGTTGTTCCTAAGCTAATCAACTTGCTACTTACTCCCGGAACATCGGCAATTGTAACGGTAGTTCCATCCTTGACAATATACTGCACATTGTCTTTTATTACCTGCTCTTTTTTATTTAAAACAAACCCAGAAGGTAAGTCTTCCCAAATCCGAATATTAGGAGATGCTTGAGGCAGCGCTTTTTTTACAATCTCAGCAACGCCATTCTTCACCCAAATTTGCACTTCATTTAGCTGTAACTCTTGAGAAGTAACCTCAACAGGTTGATCATTAATTTTTATGAAATTTGGAAACGCACCTGCTTCGTTTACATCATATTTTTCATAGAGATTTGGACTACCAACTGTCCACGGTGTAGGTATTGGATTCGTAACGGGATCATAAGGTGTATCAGGCTTCGCTACACCCTTAATCCCAGATTGAGTACTAGTTTCAACTTCTTTTCGCCACGCATTGTCTTGCTCTTTTGTATAAACGGTTCCTACTTTTGCTCCTGCATCTACTGTGGCAAAATTATCCGGTGGAATAATATCCGTTACAGTAATATTAATTTGATCTAAATCTGGCATTGTATTTTGTTTTTATATTCTTTCCCAAAGTATTTCTGCTTCGGTTTGTAAATTTTTAATTTCTTCGATATTTCCGGCGATGATGATTATCTTTTCTTTACCAATCATATCCTGCCATTCACCAATTATTTCGGCTGTTTCGATTTTTGCATTTCCGTAGGTCAGATTGCTTATTTCGTTACCATCTGAATCCAAAACTTTGTAAATGAATTTCCCGTAATCAGACATATTCAATTCAGCAAAAGCTTCAAGAGAATTATATCCCGTTTTTCCATTAGTTATTTCAGAAATTGCAACTGCTGAATAGGTATTATCCGGCTTTCTACCGATCACTACCAAAATCAAATCCTTCGGTGCCGTGACAATTACTTCAACTGAAAATCTGAAAAATGTTTCATTAGTTGGAATTGTATAAGCTTCATAGAAGTCTGCATTTACACCACTTACTGATATCAGATTGATTCCTGAGCTGTCATAAGATGGTGATTCGTAATTCTTAGTGAAGTTTACATTTCCCCTTGCTGTCTGTTTAGTACCATCACCAAAGAATAATTCTGTTTCAGTTGTTGATTCGTATGAGAGTTTGAACTTGTCAAGAGATGTTTTTAGAATGGTTTTAATGGGATTAGGCTCGATAAGATTAATAGTAAATATCCCAACCATTCTACCCTTTCTGAATGTTTTCTCCAAGGCAATATCTTCCTGCATGTAAACTTCGTAAGCCAAAGTTTTAAACTCAAAAGGAACAATATGAAGTCTTTGAGTTCCGGATCTTGCAAACTGATCCTTAAAAGCATGAAAATTAGCCAACATGATTTCCCAGTCCTCACCATCAACAAAACATTTTAATTGAATTTTTCTTTCCTTGAATTTGACATTTCGTAAATTAGGAGAAGCTCCGTGATATTCCGCCCAATCATAAGACTGCACAGCTTTTCTTTCCAAAGCATCAGCTATTCCGATAGAATCAGAAACATAAACTTTGAAATCACGAAAGTTTTTGTTGTTAATAAAATACCCTACCTCATTCATCTTTTAAAGGTTGATTTGTAAACTTTTACATTTCCAGTGCTTTTCACTTGATTACTATCATATTGAAAAACAGTTACCGAAGCTTTTTCCATGCATTCGATGTCTACCTCAGCATTATCCAGAATATTGATTATTAGTATTGCGTTTCCGGAAGCTTTTATTTTCGCCTTAGTATCATGTCTTAAAATCAGTTTACCTATGGAAAATTGATCATAAGTAAGAACAACAATAGAATTTCCGAAGTAAGCTGCTTCAAACTCACTTTTATTACTACCTATATAATCAGTATGAAGTCCATAGATATCAGATTTGCCTTTGAAAGCTCTTAAAGTTTCAATATCCGGGAAGTCATTTTCCATACTCCAATCGTCACCTTCGAAATACATTTGGCAAAGACTTTCAAGTGAAGAATCGTTTTTCATTTTCTCCTGATAATCTTTACACAGATTTTGCTTCTTTGCCAAGTTTAAAATATTGTTCGTTTTCATTATGGTATACCGGCAGCGCCTTTTTTAACTTTTTGATTTAATTCAGAAATTTCTTTTAAAATCGCCTTCAGTGGTCTAGTATTAATTTCGATTTGACTTTGAACTAAAAGCTGGTTTTTAAATACGTTTTGATTAGCCTGGTGAATTTTAAGAATTGCAACTATATTAATACGAACTGCATTAAACTGAGCTTCTAAGGCTCCGGCTGTTTTCTCGGTAATTCCTTTAATATCGCCTTTCATTCCTTGAGCGTTTTCAGCAGCAGAACCGAATAAGTCCTCATATTGTTGAAGTGCTGCCATATATTGCTGCATTGCGGTTTCACCCTGAGCTTTGATAGCATCTCTTTCTTCTTTTGATAATCCATCAAAAGAGCCTCCAGCGGGAACAGATGCCATTTCAGCTTTCAACTTTCCAATAAGATCAAGTAATTCCTGACGTTTTTTCTTGAGGTCTAAAACTTCCTGTGCTAAATAAGGGGTGTAAGTTTGACTCTCTTTTGCTTTGATTTGTTTTTCAAGTTCAGCGATCTTGTCTTGAGCTTCCTTTATTTTTCCATCATTTAAATTTGTTGCACCGTTTCCGAATCCCATTGCTGAATAAATAGAATTGACAATATTCTGCGCAGCTTCATCAAGGAATTTCATCTTTAATGCATTTGCTACTGCATTACGCATAACATCTTCAACAACTTTATCAAATGCTTCTGCAGCATTTTCACCCTGTCCAAATGCATTAATTAAAGCGTCTGCTAAACGCTGAGATAAATCCTTAAATTCGGTACCGACAATCTGCTTTTTAAAATTATCAATGACATCATTTATTTGTTGATTAACTTGGCTAATTTGATCATTGAAAGAAGCTATTTTACCAGCATCAGATTTCTTCTTATTGGATTCCTCATCCCTCATTTGAATAAGCAGTCGTTTTTGCTCTTCAAGGTTTTCAACCAAACCTCTATTCATTGCTAAAGAAGCTTCACCTGCCGTTTTTTCTATTGCATATTGAAGTTCGTTATATGAGGTTTTTAATCCATCAACAGCATTTTGCCATTCTTTAATCTGTCTTTCTCTTCCCTTGTCTCCAGAAAGGAGTTTAACCATCGCTCCTACGATCTGAACAATACCAGAAATCATTTGTCCGTAGTTTCCGGAGAAATAGCCAGCAACAGTATTTACAATACCATCAATTAACTGTTGAACCTCCGCAAGTGTTTGCTTTAAATCATCTGATAAACCTCCGAAAGCTTCGCCGATAGTTCCAACTGTATCTATTAAAGCTTTTGCAGCAAGACCAGTAACCTCGATAATATTCACAAAAGATTGCTTAACATCTTCTAATTTTGTGTTATATTTTTCAATACCACCTTTTGATTTTTTATCAATTAGGTTAAGTTCTTCTCTTTGCTTTTTATATTTAGCTATTGCTAATCCTATCGCTTCAAATGGGTTTCGTGAACTCAGGGTATCTTCAAGCTTTAATATTTGATCTTGAATAGCTTTTATTTCTGTAGGCTCGGTAATTTTACCCGAGGAAAGTAAATCTTGAAATCCTTTTTTTAGATTTTTTAAAGACTTAACACCTTGTAATTGAAGATCACCAAATCCTTTTATCCACAAATCAGTTTTTCTGATTCCTTCGAGATTTAATTCAGTAATTTCCTCACCTTCTTTTTTGTAAGAAATATTTAATAATCTTAATCTTTCTTTATCCGTGAAACTCTGATTTTTCGCAATTTGATTACGTATTAAATTGTATTTTTCTTCAACTTGAATTTTCTTTTCTTCAAAAGTTTTTTGTTCATTAAGAAATTCTTGATAAATATCTTTTTGTTGCTGGGAAATTTCCTTTTTCCTTTCTTGAAGGTATTTTCTTTGTTGAAGAAAGAAGTCAGTGTTACCACCTGCTTTTTGATAAGCGTCAGCCTGTGTATTTTCAATTGCATCCAGCTGATCCACAAATGATGGTAGCGATTTTAAAGCATCGTCAATATTTCGTTTAAAATTTTCAAAAGGCGTTTCAGTACCATTTAATTCAGTAATTTTTTGCTGAAGGAAAACAATATCTTTTTTATCCTTTTCTGTTAATAGTCCGGTAGTTTGTTTTGCTCTTAAAACCTGTTCTTGTTTTTCTAAATATTCAAGATAGTTTTGAGCGCCATTGAATAACTCTTTATATTGTGCATCCGCAGTTTCTTTACCATAAAATTCAGACATCTTATAGTAATTATTCCATTGGCGCTCTGATTCGTCAATTCGCTCCTGGAAAGACTTGATTTCAATTAATTTTTCACGCTCAGCTCTTTCTTCTCTAAGTTTCACAAGCTCATCTTGAACCCATTTTAAACTTTTTACTTCTTCTGCATTTCTTTGTTTTCCGTATTTATCAAAGTATCTTAACCGAACATCTTTTCCATTAGATCTTGATAAAGCTTCTTCAAGCAAATTAATTTTCTGATCATAGCTTTTCAAGGAGCCTTCTAAAAATGCTTTTTCAGCACCTTTTTCAAGTCTTTTTCGTTCTTTATCTCTTTCTTTTTGATCTTTTAATAATTGTTTATCAGATAAGTCATATTTTTTTAACTGCTCGTCAGCTTCTTTCCATTTTTTAGCAGCGTCATTCCATGCAGGACTACCTTTTTGTGAGGTTGTCATTGTTGCCACTAAATCCTCTGCAGCTTTTCTTTGTTGTTCCCAAAAAGCTTTATTCTTGTCAATGTTTGGATTACTTACATTATTAATTTTGAAAACCTCATTACGAGCTCTTTCCAATTGACTTAAAAGCGGTGAAATATTCCAATTAAGTAAATTTACAGACGTTGTCTTAATCAAGGAATTCATATTGTTAAGCTTGTCAATGCCCTCAGCTTTTTTTGAATTACTTTTTTCTAGTCCTGAAATTTGATTACTAATAGAGATTATTTGATCTTCCCAATATTTCTTTTGCTGCTCTAATGACATTGATGAAATTTTTTCATTTTCCAGTCTTTGTCTATATTCAGCATTATACTTTTCAAGATTTATTTTTTGTGCTTCGAGATTCTTTTTTGCTAATTCTAATTCATTTAAATAAATTCCACTGTCACCATCTCTCTTTTTTAGCCTTTCATTTAACTCCACAATTTTTACATTTAGATCATCAATGCTTTTATTTGAATTTTCAATTTGTTTTTTAAGATTTAGTGTACTAAACTTGTCAATCTCTGCATTTAATTTTTTCTGCGCTTCCGTCGCTCCTAACTTTTTGAATGTTTCTACATCCATGTCTTTAAGCATATCCGGATACATAGATTGCATCTGTTTGTATGCCTCATATTGTTGAAGTTTGGTAGATGTATCAGAATTAATAACTGCAGTTAATTCTTGTGTTTTATTTTTTAAATCATCAATTAATTTGGTTGATTTTTCCCTTTCGTCATTTAATAATTTTTCTGCGATCGTTAAAGCTGTAGAAGTGTCTCTAAGACGGAAATATGCGTAGGTTAAAGCAGCGGCAGCGGCAATTACTATTACAATTGGATTGTTAAGCATAGTGGCATTTAATAATGCTTGTGCCATTGTAGCTAACTGAGTAGCTGCAGTTCTTAACCTTGTAGCAATTGTTAACCTTGTAGTTGCTAATGCATTGGCTGTTTTTGCTGCTGTTTCTGCTGTTTCCGCAGCAGTTGCAGCGGCAGTTGTTGCTACGCCAAGAGTTTTAGCTGTATTTTCTAATTGTTGCTTTGCAGTAAAAAATTGACTTGTTACTGCTAAAGTAGACTTCCTAGCAATTGCCGCTGATTCTTGAGTTGAAATCACAGTATTTTGAGCAATTTCCACTCTTTTTTGAGCTAATTCTATCTGTCTTGCTGTTCCGGTTGCTTGAATAGAAGATAATTCCATTCTAGCTAAAGCGAGTTGAATTCTTGCTTCTTGTGCTTTTGCTGTTGCTACAACTCCAGATTGAATTGCAACTTGTTTTTTAATAGACAACGCTGAAACGTCCGCTTGTAAAGATCTATACTTAGCTTGAATGTTTGAAACTTCAGCGGCTGTATCTCTCGCTGTAGCTTCTGCTTGCCTTTGGGTAACCATTGCACGACCAAGCTTCATTTTTTCAGAAATACTTAGTAATGCAATCTCAGATTGAACTGTTTTGTTAGCAAAGTTTTGCGCTGCAGATGTAACTATTAAAGCCGTTCTATAACTTCCATAAACAACAATTAAACTTTCAATAGTATTGAGAACCTGCTGATAGTTTTCAATTAAATAGTTTAAAGCTTCAATTCCGCCATACAAAACACCTTCATTACTTTCTCCTATTTTATTCAACATTTGTTGCCAGTTATCACCAAGATTGGCGATTCGGCCGGATAAGGAAGTTGACTGTTTTTCCATTAAGTTGAAGAACATTCCACCTTCGTTAGTCATCGCAAACAAAACTTCTTTAACATCATTAAATCCAATTTTACCAGCGGAAACCATATCAGATATTTCAGCAGTTGTTTTATTGAATTTTTTAGCCAACTCAGCAACCATCGGGATACCAGCTTCAGTAAACTGACGGAGATCATCACCCATTAATCTCCCTTTAGCTTTTACTTGTCCAAAAACCAAATTTATTCGAGAAATGGGAACACTTAATCCGGCAGCGATATTTCCCATTCTAGTCAAAGTGTCAACAACTTCATTTGCTGGAACCTGGAATGCAAGTAATTGTTTTGCTCCGGATGAAACTTCTTTTAAATCAAATGGTGTTTTTGCTGCAAGATCAACCATTTGTCCCATCAATACCTTAGCCTTATCACCACTTCCGAGCATTGTTGAAAAAGCGATTTCCGTTTTCTGGAATTCACCTCTTACATTGATAAGTTCTTTTGTGAATGAGAATAAGGTTTGTGCTGTAAAATATCCACCGATGGCGGTACCTAAATTACGGAAAGCCGAATCCATTAATTCAGCTTCTCTTTTTGCAACTCCGGAAGCTTCACGAATGCTATTTTTGATACGAGTGATACCGGCATCAAAATTATTAACGGATAAAAGTGCATCGAAATGTAAAGCTCCCTGATTCATTATTTTATATTTCGCTTGTTAAGCTCTTGAATATGTTTAGCGAAGTCTGAAGTATTCTGAGGTGTTAATTCTTTCACTTCTTCTTTCGGCTTGTCTTCTGATTTATTGTCTACGTATTTTTGACTCGGTAAGTCAGATAACATTCGTAGAATAGTTCCCCACGGAATTCCCCACATTAATTCTTTGTAGGAAATGTTTAATGTTTTCATTGCAAATCCTGCAGTTCCGTAGATAGATTTGAGACCGGTGTTTTCCCATCTACCAGACTCGTCTCCTTCGGACTCGTTATCGTCATCTGTCCTATTATTCTGATAGAGGTTATAAAATTTTTGATGTCGTACATCTGGAGTATTGCAATACTCATCTTTAATGCTATTTGTGGATTTAATTTCCACTTGAGATACTTTGAAAGTAAACCGGTAAATAGTTTTACTTTCCAGTAATCATGAAGAATACTAACTGCTATAAATCGCATAAAAGGATCTATATTCTTCTCCATTTCTTTGAAAACCGATGAATTATCATCTGAAAGAAGATTTACCTTGAGCTTTACAGCATATTTGTTTGCAAAAGCTATAGTTCCAAAATGCAAGGGTTTAATATGGAATTCACGTTTTCCAATATTGATCTTAAAACCGTGTTCAATAAGCAGGTCCGCTTCCTTTTCTTCAGCTTCGATTGCAGAAGTATTTTCCGCAATAAATTCTTTGAATATTGAATCTTCAGGATTTTCCATATTTTGAAAAAATCCGTCTACAGAATGCAGACGGATTGCATTTTAATTAGTTTTTAATACTATTTTTCTCTGTATACTAGAGCGTCTTCTCCATCTTTCTCTGGGGCCTGAACCGTCACAACAACCTTCATTGTCAAAACTCCTTCAGTTCCCACAGTTCCACCAAGTGGAGTTGCTACTACTTTTCCGTTTGTTACATCGATATCATATCCAACTTTAGTTTCAAGTGTGAATGACTTCTCGATGATTTCTTTAACAGCAGGTGGAGCATAACTCTTCTTGCCTGTGGTTGTGATAACCTCACCCCCCATGTAGTAGGCTTGAGTTTCTAAAGAAGGATTTGCAACTTCGAAGGTTAAAGTAGTTTCAGCATCGTTTTGTCCGATAGCTATTCTCTTTCCTTTTTCTTCAGTTTCAACCCAGTTAATAGTTTCGTCGGTAGTTTCAAGAACTACCGTACCTTTCAAGTGTTCATCGTGCTCTGTAAGCACGGTTCCCATACCTCCATCGACAGCTTTGTCGCCTGATAGGATTCTTTTTACACCGAATGTCCAAGCCATTTTTATTTTTGATTAATTGTTATTGAATTGTTCTTGTTTTAAGTCTGATGACGGAAACCCATTCATTCTTTCCGTCGACTTTATAATCACGCTGAGACTCGATTTCGATGTATGTTTTTTTATTTGGTAAATAAATCTCATCGAAAAGAGGCATCAGTAGTTTCGTAGCATTATTGAGCGTTGCTAAATCTGGTCTGTAAGATGTTCCGGATTTCAAATCGCTTGCGTAAATGTTGATCAGAATTGTAGAAGGAGATAAAACCAGGTCAGGAACAAGTAAAGCTCCGATAACAACATCATTCTTCGTAGAATCAAAAGGTCTCTGATCAATATAAACATCACCTGTCATGATGGTTTTAAATTGACTAGAAGCGACAATTCCGTAAGCGATAGATTTTAATTCAAATGTTGTAATCATTGTGCTTTTCTCATTGAATTGACAATACTTTGTGCGACTTGCTTAATTCTGACATTTGCTAAGCTTTTTGCTGGCGCAATAACATCCAGATGTTTAACATCCTCGATATAACTTGCGTATTCCATTCCTGCAACAACTATTAAAGCATATCCAACCTGAAAGTTTTTAGCAATTTCTTTTGCGAAATTTTCTCCCACTCTTTCTCCCGGAACTTCTTTCGAATCGAATTCAGGTCCTCTTTGCCCTGCTTCAAACTTTGACGAAATAACATTTCCGTGTTTTACAATTACATATCCGATTGAGTTTCTAAGATTTCCGGTTCTATCTGTGTAAGTGTCTAAGCTCTTTGCAAGATTCACACACTCCATACCGAGAAAATTGAGATTTCTGATCATCAACTCGTCAAGCATTTTAACCTTGCCTTGCAGATAGGAGTTTATTTCTGACATTTTGAAATTAGCTTCTATACCCATAACCTACAGTGTAATTGCGGAGCATCTGAAAATCTTATTACATCTCCGGAAAGAATGACCTCAGCTCCATTTTTAATGATAATCTTAGTATTTGCTGGAATCTTTTCAGTTCCATTCGGCATCACCACTTTTGAAGAATAATTCACAACTTCACCAGATTCTTTTGCAATGATATTTCCTGGTCCCGCTGCTCTTTCTCTACATTTACAGTGAAAAACCTCCGTAGGTTCGGAAGGAATTGGAAAACCTGTTTCCGGATCCGTTCCGCCTTCAGTATTGCTTACCACATACAAATCGTGGGGATATTGTGTCATGCTAAATAGCTTATGTCCTTAACTTGAACTTTGCCTTTTTTTAAAAGATCTTCGATTCCTAATCTGATACATTCCATAGCATACCAGCTTTCTAATGCTTTTCGGTCATATTCGATAGAATAATCATCTTCAGATATATCAGGAGTTATCAATAACTCAAGGACTATTTCCGTGAAAAGCTTATCCATATCATCGGGTTTTGTCAAATCAAAAGCACCGTCGATTTGCTTAGAAGCAAAAAAAACGTCCAGATCTGCATCACTCATAGTGATAGACAATCGTCTAAGCTTACTTTGGAAATATTCCTTGTTTGTTACTGACATATTCTTAGAAATCTCCGGTTGTGCTCAATAAGTAGATATACTTGATAGTATCAACTACCGGGAATGCGTTCAATTCCGCTTTAGTCCATTCACCCCAAGGCTCATTTGCTGACCATTTAGAAATAAGTGTTCTACCTTTTTTATTGTAGGTAACATGCTCCACAGGTTTCATCTCTTCCATCGCTAAAGCGTTTTTGATTTCGCCTAAATTTCCATCTGGAACGAAGGCGATATTTGCTGCTTTAAAAGGTTGAAGAATAGAAACACTTCCATCTTTCTCAATTGGCACACGGACATCAACAATCTCAAAAATTGGCAGTTTTGCTGCAACCATGTATTCGTTAATCCTATCGGAAGTCAACGGAGCTGTTTGAGAATTTCGAGCTGCTGCCGAAAGTCCGAAAAATGTTCCTACAGTCTCTTTAACTTCTTTAGACTGCATAAATTGAAGAAATGCAGTGTTGTCAATTAGCATTTTAGCAAATGTTTTACCTTTACCGTAAGCACCATTTACCAAATTAGTGATGTCTGTAATTGGTTTTGAATTCACCGAGTCACTCCAATCAACTGAAGCATTAACTTTATTCTCGGCTGGCATTTCCAACTCGATTGTTCCCACCACAATACCATCAGGGTTATTATCAGCTGTAATGGTAATTGTTCCTGTTGAAATAGCCTCTGCAACTGTGTAATCAAGTCTTTTATCGACTGCTTCAGTTACATACTTTAAATCATCCCAGATCAATTTTAAAGCTTGATTTTTCTTTTCGTTGTCTTTGATGGCCTTCATGTCCTGAAGAACCATATAGTTACGATACTTCTCTTCATCCAAGTCCCTCATCACCTTAATTGGCGGGATTTTACCTGTTAAAGATTGTAAGGTTTCACGACTTCTCAGTGGAGTTTCACCATCACGAGTTACGAAAGATGCAGCGGGAGTAATTACAGAATTACCCAATACTGCTGTATAGGTTAATGAGATTTGCGGTAAGGCAAATGAGAAATATTTTGAATACCAAGGCTGATTGAATTTTTCAAGCCTTGTATCGATCATGATTTGCGTTGTCTCCTGATCAGCGACACTTCCAAAAACTGATGCTTCTTTAGCCATTTTGTTTAATTTTTAAGAGATTATCGAGATTCAGAGAAAATAATTAGAGGTAAGACATCTCTATGAGCTTGTTCAATTGAAGGTGTAACTCTTCTTGCGTAAACCGTTCCTCTCAGAACAACATCCACCGGAGCAGCATCTTCAATAATTACATCATTTTTCAAAAGACCTTTAGCATCTGACACCTCGTCAGGTTCATCGCCTGTTAGGGTTGCTTTCTTTGCTTTTCTAGTAGCTTCATCAAACGTCATAGGTGTACCAGCGGAAATTGTCTCACCTACTGTTAACCCTGTCATGTCTAATGAAAAACCACCTCGTGCAGTTTCCAGAATCTTCTGGAAAATCGGAATCGTTCTCGTTCCTGTTTTTGAGGTAATATCTAAATATCCCATTTTGTTATTGTTAAGATTGATTAATGCTCTTAGAATGACTTATTGAAAGCTTCAATATCAGCCTTCTTTTGAGCTTCAGTCTGATTCCCAACCGAACTTGCGGGCTTGTATCCTTCTCCGGCATCTGCTTCCGTTCTGTTCTGTAAAATTTCAGCGTAAAACTCTCCTTGTTTAGTCACAAACTCTTCAATTCCTTCGTCATTTTCAAAGCTTCTTCCGAGCATAACAGAATCGATTTCCTTATCTGTCATTTTCAAGGCCTTAAGTCCTGCAACTACTTTTTGATTGTTTGTTTCAACTGCTTTTTCTGTTTGCAAGCCCTTTACAGTTTTAGTAAGTTCTTGAATTGCCAAAAGCATAGGATCGCTTATTTTACCTTCCTCTGGTTTTGGTTCATCTGCTGCCCCTTCACCAGAATTTCCACCTTGTTCTTTCTTCTTAGTTGCTGCTGTCACTCTCGCATCAATCTCTGACTGGAAGGTTTTAGCAAGCGGTTCGAAAACCACACATTGAGCAGTTATTTCTTCGTCAGTTGCGTTTTCTCCAAGAGAACCCGTAATAGAATCAGATAATCCCTGTAATGCCTTTTCGGAAAGCCCATTTTTTAGGAAATGTTTTTTTACGATTGGGTTAATCATTTTGATTTCATTTTAATGAATCAAAAATAATACATTCAATAGTACAATGTACGTTGGAAATTTGTATATTTGTCGTGTTGAATCATTGATATGTGTATTATTTCAATGGATTAAATAAATAAAAGACCGTGATTTTATCGGCTTTTTTATCAATAATTAAATAGTTACAGAATGAATAAGAGTAACGCAAAAACACTTTCCTTACGATTGGATAATTACCACCTAAAACAAATGATTGATAAAGCAAAGGAGGAAATAAAAGATTGGACTGTTGCCTCAAAGATTAATAAAGGACTTTCAAAAGGAACTGTTTGGAATATCCTCGCAAATAATTTTCAGGTGGATAAACACCTGAATAACATTGTTAAGTACAATTTGATTAGAGAGTATGGGGAATTTCTTCCGGAAAGTTTACAACCAAGAAAAAAGCAGTCCAAACCTGAAATTATACCGGTTCATCAGGATCCTATTTTTAAATAGATTACTAACAAACAAAAATTAAATTATGAAACTCATATCAATGACAGATTTCGTTTTGGAGCAAAGAATGACAAGCGAAGAAATTAACAAAAGTTCTTTTTTTTAATATCCAAACGCATATATCAACATACTATGATACAGTATTTAGGTATGCAACATTTTTAAAACAGCCTTTAACGTTGGGAATGTTTGTTCCGTGTGATGAAAATGGAAATATTTTAGAAGATCCAAATTGGGAAACTTTCAAAGGGTATACGGATCGCTTCTACGTATTAGATAAACAATTTAAAACAGTAAAAGAAAAGGTTTTGTTTAAAGGTTTTTCAATACGAACCGAAAGCAAAAAAACATTTGTCGGGATTGAAGGTTACGAAATTGAAATTTCAATGTTGCCAAAAATTAAAATGAAAATAGAGGATTTAGCAAATGATTGGAATCATATAGAATTAACAGAAGCAGCAATAAAACAAATAGGAATATGAAAGCACTATCAATTAAACAGCCTTGGGCTTCTTTGATTGCTCACGGAATAAAAGACATCGAAAACAGAACTTGGAAAACAAATTTCCGTGGTAGGATTTACATTCATGCATCAGGACAATATATGAAGGCAAAATCCGGATGGAGTTTACTTTCTGAAGATCAATATGATCAACTACCTGATGATGTTAAGTTAGATTGCATCGATGAAACCTTTCCTGTATCTGCCATTGTCGGAGAGGTCGATATTATTGATTGCGTGATCAATCATGAGAGTATTTGGGCTGAAAAAACATCAAGCAGAGCTTTTGCAGACCAGAAACATTACTTTGATAAACCAATATACAATTGGGTTTTAGCTAATGCAGTCCTCTATGATCAACCAATTCTGAACGTGAAAGGAAAATTGAGTCTTTGGGAATTTGAAAATCAATCCACAACTATGCCTTTTTTCTGTAGATAACCAGCACATGTGGCTTCAAAATATTCAATATAGTTTGAAAAGTGTGTCTTATTATTATTATCATTTTTCAAAAATTCATCAATATGCTCAGATTTACGCCATTCACGAGAAAGATTAATATACTTTTCAGCGATTATAGCAGGAAGTTTTGATTCATTTAATGAAATAACTTCCTTTATTTGTTTCACACTTATTCTTGCATCTATTAGTGTTTTAAAGGTCAAAAATTCATCATAAACAATCTTTAAAGCTTCAGACTTGAAATCTTCATCAATTTGATGTATTGTGTTTTCCATAACTATCATTTTTTTCAAAGATATATTATTCACATGAAAAAGAAAACAAAATTAAAATATAAGCGATTCTATTTCTACAATAGATGGTCTGATAAATCATTTATGAGACCATCAAATTGGACTTATTTCGGAGTGTTGGTACGTTGGGCAAGTTTCGATAGTATGTGTTATAGAATCTGCCTATTTGGATTTGAATTTAGTTTCTGGTTTGAAGAAAAAGAGTTAAGCTGATATCTTACTGTCTAAAGAACAATTTAAAAATAATTACAATGAAAAAATTAGATTTAATTAAAAAGCTGGAAACAATTGACGGAAATCCAGAAGTTAAAATCTTTGATTGGAGGAAAAACCTATCTGAAGATTCAGGAAATGGAAGTTCTGCAGGTGTCTATGAATTAGAAGTTGCAATTGAAGTTCTTTCTGATGATGAAAAAGATTATTACAAAGAGATGAATGATAGGGATTATATTCCTTGGATTCAATTGTCTTTCGAAAGTGAAGACTACTCAGATGAAGGCGTAAAATATGATTAAATGTTTTCATGGTTTAGTTTTATCCTCGGCTACGGAAAACCACAATGAAAAACAATAACATCAACTTAATTTTATAGCATGAAAGAATTTAAAATTGAAGGACAACCGAATTTAATCCTTGAAGTTGTCAGGGCTTTAAAGTACAATTCTTCAGGGATTGGTTTACGAAAGCTTTACGACATCAAAATAGAAAGAAAATCATATTTCAACAATAAAATAATATTCACAGCTAAAGAAGGAAGAGAAATCAATACTCAACACTTTTTTTACTTAGCACTAGACATCAACTTAACGATATCATGAAAACACTAATACTTTTACTTACATTAATTCTTTTCACATCTTGCACGGATGAGAGGGAATCTGAACACTTCCAACCTCAGCACCAAATAAAGGTTAATTTTGAGGCTAAAAAAGGTTCGGAAGGAGGAAATAATTTGCAATTAGCAAATGATAATGAAACTGCTATTATAGAAAAGATTATCAGGAATCAGGAACTGCCCGAAAATATCAATTATCAGACTGTTTGCTCCGGTTCTAGTGACAAAAGTTTGCAATTCGCTTACATTGAGATCAAAGGTGAGCTAAAAGGATTATTTCTCGCTGTTTTTGATGAAAATAGATTGATGATTTTCAGAATAGAAAGCTTTTCCGGAAATTGTTTGTTAAAATGGGTGAGCGAATTATAGAAGTGAAATATTAACTTTATAAAAAATAAATATGCCTAACTACATTAAAAATAGAATTACAATTATCGGTACAACTGAGCAGGTTAGCGAAGTTTTCGATAAATACAACACTCATTATCCATCCACTTTTAGGAAATCGTATGATGGACTACTTATCTTCAAAAATGATAAAACGGGTGAATATGGATGGCTTGACGAAATATCGAATGAATTCACAAGAAGAAACGAAAAAGCAGTTATTGGATTACCTGATGATTGGACTGTTGAAATCACACCAATTATGGAACATTTTCCAGATTTCGAGAAAATAATTCAGCCTCCAAAAGATGATGCCTATAATGACTTACCTAATCAAAGAGAAGCTGAAAAATCTCCTAGTTGGTGGAGAACATGGAATCTTAAATATTGGGGTACAAAATGGAACAGCTCGGAAAATGAAAAAGAAAGTGATAATACTTTTACATTCATTACGGCTTGGAGCGGAGTTCCTGAGTTGATTAGAATTATGAGCTCACAAATTCCTGATGTGCAAATTGATTACGAATATGCAGATGAAGATACTGGATATAATTGCGCTTCTTACAGTTTTAAAAATGGTGAAGTTCTAACAAAAAAAGAACCTGAAGGTGGAACGCTTGATGCTTATGAATTGTCTTTTAAATTAAGACCTGATGATAAAGAATATTACAATTTGGAAGATGGTGCTTATGTTTATATCGAAGAATAAATCATGCCTAAAATAATCTACCACATTAAACTCCACGAACCGACAGAAGGTAAAGCCGATTTCTTTTTCAGCTCTATAACGGCTATTTACAATATGTTCACTGTTGAACAAATTGGAGCGGCTAGACAGACCTTATATCAGCAAAGTCTTAATCCTGGTGATGAGTATAGAACGAAGTTTTGTGTAGTGAAGAAAGAGGAGGTTTTTAGTAATAAATAAATTCAAATGGAAAATATAGAATCAAGAATAGAAGATATAGCCATTGGCTTATCTGTTCCTTCGGAAAAAATAAAATTAGTTTACGATAATGTAAAATCAAAAGGCATAATGCAAGGTGATGACCTTCGTCAATTGACAAAAATAGGAATGCCTATGGTTAAAGAACTATGTGCTTTATACGGCAAAAACATAACCGAAATTAAGTTAATGGTTCAAAATTGTGAAATTGATTTTAAGCATTTTGGAGCAGTTTTCCTATATCTTACTAATGAAGGTGGAATGTTTTATGAACTAAAAAAGAAACATATCTGGAAAACTGTTTCTGATAATTATAAAGAGTAAGCATAAATTAAAAAGGTTATTCTATTTCTTCTGGATAATTAAACGCTGTTGGTAAATACTCTTTCAAAGGTTTAATATTAATGAGAAGCTCCTCATCAATATTATTAAATAGAGTATACTTTTCAATTAATGGTTTGAATTTTTCAAAACCATTTTTATGTAGACCATTAAAAAGAAATAAAATAATCTCAAAACTAGACAACTGTGCCCTTGCTAAAGAAATATATCTTCTTTTATTAATGTTAGGTGTTGTGTCAATAAGTTTCACAATATGGTAGAATGTTCTAAAATAGTGTCCTAAATATTCCTTATATAAATTATAATTCTTTTCATAGAAAATCATCTGGGATTCCAAAGACATATTCTCAAGGTTTTGTTTAATTTCTGACTCCAACATATTAAAGTGGGTATTTGCTTCACGCTTAGCATCTAAATATATTAAATCATAAACTTTAGCGAATGCTGGTCGACCTTTATATTCATTTGTATTTACCCAAAATTCGGTGTTGTTTACAATTGAATTAAACAAAGACAACATTTGAAAAAAGGTATTTTCAAACTGCTGAAGCTTCATGGTATCATTCTGTGAAATGAATTCTTTTCTCGTGAGCTCCATTTCATTTCTCGTTTCTTTGAGATCTTCTCTTTGTAGCAGAATTGTTACGATTAAGCCCACAAAAGATAGTCCTGTAAAAAGTGCGTTTGCGGCTCCAAACATATCACCAAAAGTACCCCTATCTTCATTATCAATAAAAATTCCTAAACTAAATGTGCTAAATAGAACAAGAAAAATAAAAAATATACTGAGCGCGGCAAAAAGCCCTATCAAAAAATCAGATTTTTTCATGTAAAAGTTTTTGCAAATATAGAAAGTGTAAAACTAACTCTTCACACTAACAGGAAAAGAGTTAAATTTGAATAATTAATAACTAAAAATAATATACTCATGGAATCAAACCCTCTTAACAAAGAGAAAAGCAATGAAATTACATTTGGGCAAGTCGTTAGATTAAAATCCGGTGGACCAAAAATGACAGTAAAATATCAGAGACAGGGAGATTGGATATGCACTTGGTTCTCTGGTGATGAAATGAAAGAAGGAGCCTTCGATAAAGGTCAGCTTGAAATTGCAGAATAAAGAAAGCCCCAATTAAGGGGCTTTTACTTTTGGCTCATTTAATATACCTTTACTGTTAAATACCGATATAATTGACTGGATAAATATAAACATTAGTCTAAAATTATATTCAATACAGCAACCTTGTGGTTTTTCAAAATGGTATCGCCATTCGACAAATGAATTGGAATGTAATTTTAACAACTCTTCAATCGATAAATTATCTATGTCTTTGTCATCGTTCATATTTTTCGGATCATTTTCAAAACATAGTTTAACTGAAGTTAAACCTAATTTTTGATTTCTCCTCTTACTAAATTCACTTTCTATTTCTAATTTAATTTTATCTGGAATTTTTTCATACAAAGCATCCAAAAAATGTATCCTAGAATATCCTTCAATTTCATAATGAAACCATATAAACTTTAAAAACAATTCTGCACTAAAGTTCATATTGACAATAGCTTTTGGAGCAATCGACCATATTGCAGTAGAATCTATTTCTTCTGTTACTTTTCTAGCTTCTAATAATGCAGTCTCAGCAAATCCTTTAGCTGAGTGTAATAACATTTCTATATTTGGCTTACTCACGTTTAATTAGTTTCCACAAATATAACAAAAAAGCCATCTACAACAGATGGCTAACTTTTTCTTCATTATTCAATATAAAATAAGGCTTGGATTTAGCGTTATTAATCTTTTGCTTATTGTCGGAAACCCAAGAAGTAAATTGAGGCGGAAGTTTAGTAATAGCGTCTGCTGGTTCTAAAGGTTTTAATCCTGCAAATATTCTCTCATTATCCTTTTCCATTTCCGCCCAAGTCTTCAAGATGGTTATTACCGTACATCTGCATTGTGGATGCCAGCCCCAAAATTTAAAGTCCTTTGGATATTCCCCCGCCATCGCTTCACAAAACGGGCAATGATTAGGATTATTTGAAAGTTTTATTCTAATTCCCTTGACAAAATCAAACTGCTGCATCTTTTGAAAGTTTGCTTCGTGATAAGCTATGTTATTTTCAGTCCTGGTTAAACGTTCAGCATTTTTGTAAGAAGATCTGTAAACACCTTGTCCGGGTCTATAAGCTTTAGCATTTTTTGTCAACACTAAATTTCCGTGTTTATCTCTAACTCTTCGAAAGAGTCGATCAGGATCCGTAAGGTTTGCTTTTAATTCTCTTGAAAGTTTGGCGGCAGACTTCCCCTCCCCGATTCCGATATCCAAACCCAGCTCAATTTCTTTTTTAAACTGATCAGATAATTTCCAAACCTTATCGGATAACCTCAACCCGTCTATCTTACGATTTTGAAACGCTTTTAAAGCATCCGAATTCGGATTTAGGTATTCTTTCATCTTTTCTTTAGGAAGATTGATTTTTGACGCTATTTCATTGACTAAAGCTGATTGTTTTTTCTCTCCATACTTCCAACTCTGTTCGAATTGGTTGAACATTTCCGCAGAAACGTTTTTCGTAAAGCCTTCGAAAAGCTTATCGACTTGTGGCCTAAGCTGCGGATAGTCTTTAAATGAAAATAGTTTTGTTGTATCTATTTGACCGAGGGAGATAAGTTTTACAATATCTTCGATGAGTTTTTGATAAAAACTCTTTATCCTACGAACATTATACTCACCTCTTTCAAAGTGAGTATTGTCAAAAATATCATCGTGAAGATCTGCCATTGTTTTACAACTCTACCGGATTATTAAATACGCTTTCTGTATTCTTTTTCTTCTGCTCTGCTTCCAGAATTAACCAATCTTCTTTCGGAGCCAATGCAGAAAGCTCAGCAGAATACTCTTGAGAAATTAAAGGCTGGTTACCATTGGCTGTCATAAGCGTTTCTACCCATTCTTTCGTATCTTGAATCATGTAAGGTTTAATTACCGGTTCAAGTTCCAGATTGTTAGTTGCATCAGCTAATTTCAAGTTTAGCAAATTACCCACATAAGACTTCAGAATATTGAAACGTCTCTGGAAGTAATCCTCCCAAATTTCATTCTTTTCCATAACCTTCAAATGAGCATCCATAAAAAGCATTTTAAGCATAATTCCGCTTACCTGAGACATTCCCTTAACCTGTCTAAACAAATCAGGTGTTTTAGTGAATTTATGAATGTTTTCGAGGCGTGTTTCAATTTCCAAACGAACAGATTCCGGAGCCGCTTCCCAAGATATAACCTTCATATCAGAACCTATATCGCCTTGAATTGCTTTGTTAGCTTCTCCAGCTTGCGGTAATGTTGAAACCGTTCCAGTGATGAACGTAACCGGCGCAGCATGGTAATCGTTAATTTCGGCATGGCGGGAAAATAATAGTTCCAAACGTTCGATATCGTATTTTACATCTTCATACTCGGTTTCTTCCTGAGAAGCATAAACAACCGGTATTTTTCCGATGACATTCTTCCCTGCTCCTTCGATAACCTCATCAATCCATCCTGCATCTGCTTTTTTAAATCTTCTTACCTCAGTATCCGTGTAAGTTTCGAAATATTCGATTGTGTTTTTTTCTCTGTCAATCAAAGTGAAAGCCCGGGAGAACGCAACCATGTTGTCAAACTCATCAAACATCGGATAAAGAAGATCATTCTTCCACGGAACAAATAACTTTAGTTTAATTCGGAAATTACATGGAAAACCATAATCTTCATGAGTATCTACTTTCTGATAATACCAATACTCAGCGATTTCGGTAGACCGATAAAGTTCCCTTGCTATCTGTCTGTTTTTGATATTTGCTTTATTCTCAAAGAGAATTCTTTCAATAGCTTTTTCGACAACCTCTTCCTGGCTACCTTCCTCGGCATTACTTTTAATTGTAACAGGGTTACCAAAACCAAATGAAACAGCGCTGTTTACGATGTATTTCTGAACTGGAATTGCAATTCTGTTTACGGGTTTCGTTCTTTGAACCTCCCCTTTTTCGTTTTTAATCTCTTTATCCGGAAGAAAGGTTTTATCTTGAATAGTTCGGTGCTCCGAAACCTTCCATTCTTTTTTAAGGTCTTCGATTTTCGGTTTTGTGGACCGATCAACTTTTAGAACTTCGATTTGTTCCGCTGGTGAAGCTTTTTCTGTTATTTCTGCTATGTTCATGGATGATGTATTGATTAGTTAGCTAAAAATTTCTCAATTTCCTGAAAGAAGAATCCTGTTAAGTAAGCTTGAGGTTCGTCGTTGAATATATCAGGTCTTATACCTCGATCTGAGAAGATGTGATTAACCAGATGAACGCACTCATGAGCAATAACAAATCCTTTTGGAGGTCGATTAAATGCAACCACGTATTCGGAATATCCATCTTCTTTTTCAGGCGTGAAAACTACACCATCAGAACTATCAGAAATCTCCATGCTGTATTTTTCGTTTACTTCTTTCCAGTTTTCGCAAAGGATCATTGTTAATTCTCCGTGATAGATTGGAATTTTTATCGTGTTTACTTTCATACCTTAATTTTTCGCTATTACCTTAGTTTTCGCTGCTTCCAATGAAGCAAACTTTATTTCTGGAGTATTGTAGATTCTTTTGTCTACCTCTGTCCAGTTGGCTTTTATTTCTTCGAGTGTCATTGATAATTATTTACTCATTGATAATGCACTGTTAATTATCGCTCTTAATTGATCATATGCCATATCAATCTTAATCCGATCACCTGTTGAAAGTATAACTTCGCTATCGCAATAAATTGCTACAACATACTTAATGTTGATTGTTATCGGATTGCCGCTAACATCTCTAAATTCTATCATTATCGCCTAATTTTATTACCATAAAATCCCACTCAACCCCTCCGCACTCATTACAGGAGAAATAGGATGGAAAGTATTTGCGAGAGCGTCAAACTCATCAGTCGAACGTTTCAATCTTAATTTTATATCTTCTTTCTTTTCCATTTGAATCTTACCATCTGACCGGAAAAACCATTTGATTTCCGTAGCTTCTTCAAGGAAAGACTCGGAAGGCGGAAGCATAGCATCGTTGTTGTTTTTCGGGTCCAACCATTCACGAACAGACCAGAACAAAAAAGCTCTCATGTTGAGGAATTCGTACTGTTCAGTACTGTCTTTAAGTTTTCGGCCACGGAACTCAGGCTTTGCGGAATACTTACAGGAAATAACACGCTTCTCAAGACCAAGCTCTACCAATCTCGAATAAACTCCAGCACCTTCTCCGATTGTATCAATAGACGCAACCGCTTTCGGGTCAATACGAAGAGTATTAGCAATTTTTCCCGCCTCTTCCATGTGATTAGCTTTACCTGCAGAATGTTTTGTACTGAACTTCTCAACATAATTTCCATAGCGGTAACAGTCTACGGTATTATCACGTCCCATCCCGGCAATATCACTTCCAAGAATAAGATTGTGATTCTTTTTATGGTTTTTAGTGTTTAGTTTCTGATATTCAGTCCAACGTTTATTTGCCAATTCTACCCATTGCTGAGGTATAAGCGCTTCTTCAGATACTTTCGGGAATTTACCAAGAATTTTCGCTCGGCATAAATCATTTGGACGGTACCAGATTCCCTCAAACTCAAAATCATCCTCTTCGATTAGGATATCGTTCTTGGATATTATCGTACACCATTCATTCAGCTTATCTTTTATCCATTCGTAGTCAACTTGCCCGGGAATAATCATTTTCTTTTGAACAACATTCACTGCATTCAATGAGTTTAAACTGAATTTACTCCATCTTTCTCCCTTCTGAGATTTGGCAGCATAACCGGTTGAAACGTTTGGATTGAATACAATCAACATTCGGGAATTACCTTGCAAGTTACCTTCGATAGCATTGAAAGTAGTCTCAGATATACCCGTTGCTTCGGTAACGACAAACATGGTATTTACAGCGTGAAATCCCGTCCATGCTTCCGTTGCATTATCATCCGCCTTAAACCCTGTTAAAAACCACTCATCCCAATCGGTACGAATATCATTCCCAACTAATCTACCGGGTAAATCAATTCCTTGGCTTAAAGCGTTGTTGTAAAGTCTTGATATTTCCGGCTGCATGATGTTATTTACCTGTCTACCTGTCGGAGCAGTCATTGCAACTTTAGTATTATGGATCAGTTTTCCGTTTTTCCATCGTGGTGTTAAATACATGAAGCACATAGCGGCAACAGCACTTAAAAAGTCTTTGCCTCTTGAAGTTCCAGACATTACCGAGGTTCTCGGATTCATTTGAACAGAATCGATGATTGCCTGTTGTTCAGGATCCATTCTCGCAAGTAATACATCATAAGCAAACTTATTCCATCCGCCCGGCGCACGCCATTCGGTGAATTTGTTTAATGCTTTTTGATGGAGGTCTTTGCTCATGGGTTATTCCTGTATTATTTCGATATCTTCATCAGCAACGCATTTAGCCGCTAATCCAACTCTTAATCTGTAATCTCCTTGTATTCTATCATAAATTGTGAAGACCTGTCCGATCTTATCAGCATACCAATACTGAGGGTTACCGCATTTAATAATCTTTGCTTTCATATTCTTAGTTTTTGAACCTCCTTGATTAATTCTCCAACTGTATTTCTCTCTAAGTCCTTTCCGAAAATCACCTCATCACCTCCGTAAATTACCCATTGAAAGGTTTTTAAAACAGAAAATAGAACATACCAAAACAATAAGAATATTAGCTTTAAAGGACTTGTTATTAATCTGATTAAGAAATATTTTTTATTAATTTTCATAACCAATTATTTTATTCTTCATCCTCCTCCGAAGATTGTATTAAGAAGTTTGTAAATGATAGAGTTTCGCCATTGCTGGAGATATCTTTCTTATCAGCAAGACCTAAATCACGGGAGATGATGTTGGCATTTAGTAAGTTTCCAGCAGCGCCTTCGAACTTTTGGCGGTACACTACATTCTCAATATCAGTGATGACCGAGGAAAAACCGATTTCTCCATCGGGTAAATTCGCTTTAAATTGTCGGAAGTAAGTTTCATTACAATTCAAGTAAAAACAAAGCCCCGCCATCGTCATCGCTCTCATAATCGGCACCTCTTTCGTTACTACAACACCCTGAAATTGAAAGACCTTCGTTTCATATAAAGGGTTTTCCTCTATCCACCTGAAGTATTCACACGCAGCTTGCCACAATAATTCCGGAGTAGCAAAAAGCTTATCCCTCCCGTGCTTAGCCCTATTCATCCAGAATTGATTTCCGATCCTTCCGTCAACTTTCTTCACTTCAACCTCAGCAGGTTTTGCGGGAGTTTTTCGAGCTGTTGGTTTCTTTGCCGGAGTTTTAGGTGTAGTCTTTTTTGCAGCAGGTTTTCGTGTTGTGGGTTTTACGGGAGGTTTAACCGTTGGAGCAGGTGTAGCTTTTAATTCTTTATTAAAAGACGTCCTTTTTGGTGTCGCTGGCTTTTCTGGTGTTTTAGATACTGTTGTAGCCTTAATAGTTTTAACCACTTCCTTTTTTGGAGTGGTTGGTTTTTCAAGAGGTGTTTTTGAAGTGGGTTTCTTTTGCATGTTATATCAGACTATCACAGAGTTCTATACTACTTTTTTTAAATCGTTTGTTCCGCAAAATCCATTACATTCAACTAATGATTCAATCTTTTGCGGTTTGAAATCAACCAATGATTTGTTGTTTGGGAATTTTGGATTTGGTACTAGAAATACTAATTGATCTTTAGCATCTTTCTTTTTAGCGTCATTACTCTGATCTTTGTTAATCGTCACTGGCTCTCCAGCTAAATCCGATAATTGCCTTTCAATAACGGCCATTCTTAAAAACTTAATTTTAAATTCCTTGAACATCTTTTGCCAGTATCCAATTCCACCCTGAACACATCCAGTCCCAAAACAGTTGTTATTATGAAATCCGAGCATGTACATAATCGGAATGGGAATGAAATTATATCTCAGTTCCTCAATACATTTCTTTTTAGTCAATCCATGTAGCAAAAGCGTAAAGACTGGTTTAGTATGAGGATTATTCATTTTCATTGAAACAGCTCTGTTTGCTTCTGAAATATCAAAACCGAATACCTGATGAGTATAATTAGGATTGTTTTTTTCCCACTTCTCTCTCACTATTCTTTTCAACTGAGTTGAGCAAATAGCACCTGTGGCTACATTAAGTGATAAGAATGAAAACCAGACATCTTGAATGGTTTTGTAATCTCCACCAATTCCGGAAATTGTTTCTATCTTCTTTCCGTACCAAACCTCACAGTCATCTTTAAATCTATACGTATCTTCATGCTCGTTGAAGGTGTCAATGAAAATAATTCTGCATCTATCAACGCCATAAATCTGAATAGCAAGCCAAATTGCAACCGCTGAAGTTACACCTCCGGACCACCAGCAAATTATATCATTCTTTTTATGTACAGAAATATCAAACATCTCTAAAATTTAAAAACCCGACCGACGATAGTCAGCCGGGTAAAACTATAACCATGAAAACTCAATTAAACATGAGAATCGTGGAGTGTAAGGGTTCAAACCTCTTCTGTTGGCGCAATGACAACCGCTTTAATCAACTTAAGCTATATACCCCATTTGATAGTCTTTCCTATCAGGCAACGGTTTAAAACTTTGTGGACTCACCGTACACGGATTGATTACCGTAGTATATAATCGCAATGCGGATTGTAGATGATAAAGGAGTCGAACCTTTGAAGCTTATTATTTTCACTTCCTATCCCAGACACCCGTTTGCACGTCTTTCCGTGCTGTCAGAATATTTTTACCGTTTAGTGTGCTTATTCCCGTCTGTCTTGTCATATCGCTATTCTTTCCAAGATGTCATCGGTTGATACAGGAAACCGAAACCTCACACATAAGTTACTCGCATTCGTTTGTCGCTAGTTATATAGGGTTGTGAAATCGTCAGGATTCGAACCTGAAACTTATTACCGCTCAACCAAGAGGGGCGTCTACCTTGTGTTTTAGTTGCCTCTCGACCTTACTAACACTTTCCGCCACGATTTCATGTCTCGTTTTTATTTAAAGCTTAACGAGAAAAAAGCCTCTCATTTTGGTTTGATTTCTTAAATGAGAAAAGAATTTTTAAAAGCAGTTCTGGGCTTCTCAGCAGAGAACTGACCAAATCACAAAATATCTATATGAAAATTAAATTATCCTAAATAAATCCTATCTTTGAGATTAACCTATAAATTAAAACCATGACAATTAAAGTTAAAACACCAGATGATCAATATGTAATAATCAATGCAAGTCATATTGTTTATATTCGACCTATTGATGGAGGCTGTAACATCTTTCTTTCGAATGATAAGACAATTACATCTATCGAATCAGATAAAACAATTAGCGGTTATGTTGTTGAAGCATATTCCTATATCTATAAAATAAAAAGCACTTAAACTTCTGCGCTGATCGGGAATCTTTGAGATAATAATTTGTGAAAGCAATTCACAACTAACACGAATGTTTCAAATTCCCTTTCGTAAGTGCTTTATTTTTATTTATCCTTTCCAGAATCGATTCATAATCTTTTCTGAATCCTGCATTGTGTTTAAGTTCAATCGAACAGTTTTTCAAATAAGCGTAAATGCTTCCAATAGTTAATCCTAAGTAATCAGCAATATCATTAGTTTTGATATTAAACTTATTTCTACAAATGATTACGAAAATCATTCTTCCGAACACTAATTGTTGTTTCCGAGACTGGCTTCTTAGCACTTTAGGAGTTACCCCCACCTCATCAGAAACTATTTTACAAACTTTTAAAAGAACATCTTTACTCATCTACAAATCAATACTTTGATTTAGATAACAAATATATTAATTATTTTCTTTCATACGTATATAATACGTTGGAAATTTTAATTTTTTTTTTATTCTTTTTCAATTATATCAAGAATAGCCCTAGCCTCTTCCGCCGTACAAGGCTGTTCACGCTCTTTATAAACCAATCCCAAAGAAGGAGAAGCAGCTGAAAAGGTCTTATTTTTATGAATTGTGATTGCATTCCATGTTTCAGGAGCGATGTTTTTCTGATAATTTGTACAAAAGGTTTCACCAGACCTTTCACGGATTACATCTTTTTCATATCCGTTTTCTTCTAAAAATTGATAGAAGTTGAAATTGTTACTTTCCATTTATTTTATTTCTAATGTTTTCAAATTGTTTCTGAATCACGATATCATAATCTCTTTCGAGAACTTTTATAAAGTCGTTTTGCTCGTCGATAATCTTATTCTGTTTAGCAATTGTTCTTTTGTAGCTTTTTATCGAGGTAATTTCGAATCCAGCAAAAATAGCAACTGCAAATATTCCTATGATGATAATTTCTAATTCCATTTTTTTGCAAAATAAATTTTTAAGATTGAGTTTGATTACAAGCTTCCGTGTAGCATGAAATAATTTTTTGTTCTGTTAAATTTTAGCTTTAGTTCAACAATTTACAAACCGAAGAGAATTTTTGGAGTGACTATGATCCTTAATTAATAACAGTTTAGAATATAAAAAAATATAAGAGTAGATTTTATATAATTTAAAACCGTAACAAGATTATAAAATATAAGAAAAAAGAAAATGTTTAATACGTAAACATTTATATTTCAAACCAATACAAAGATATGTTTAGTTAAAATTATGAATTAAATTATAATTTTGTTGTTTAGGTATGTATTGTCCAATAGCAAAGGGAGTTTCATGTTGATGTGGATAACTAATAGGTTTAAAAGTCAGTCAATTAGTGTTTACCCCTTTTAAAATCAGTCTACCTTATTTATCTTTGTGGAATAAAGGCTCAGGAAAATAAGTACTCGTAATACTTTTTACCCAAGCCCTAAGTATTAACAATTTAATCTTTATTTCATGGAACCTACAAAAACTCCAAATGAAAAAATTGTTAAAATAATTTTATGTTGTATTAACTTACTAGCCTTGATCCTAGGGATTTGTCAATCAATAAAAGAATTATTTTTTTAATTTCATCCACCTCTCTAAAGGGGTGGTTTTCTTTTTTCAAAATTAATACTTTCCTAAATAAAATATACTTTTTTGTGGATAACTTATTGTTAAAATATTGCTAAATTTAAAAGAATCATTGTATTCATAAGCTATACGGAGGTTTTGAAATATTCAAACATATTTAGGTAATATATTTGAATGCAATGTAGTCAATCCTCATATTTTTTTTCAATTAATAGTTTTAAATCGTTTTCTATCTCTAGGTAATTATCAGCTGTATATCTTAGAATCTGCCATCCTAATTTTGTGGCTAGATTATATTTTGTGATATCCTTTGTATAACCTGAGATTGTTGTGTGTCCTGATTTTTCTGAGAAAATCCCTTCGTACTCAAACGCTATTCTATATTTTTCAATAGCCCAATCAAACCGGAACCTCCGAACCTCATCGAATTTGTATTCTTCCTCAAACTCTAATCCTGATTTTTTCAGAACCGATATGATGTGAAGTTTATACTTTCCAATTTCTTTCGGGATAATAATCTTCTTTTCTAATTCTTTAGGAAAATCTACTTTTTTTATTCTCCCCTCTTTTTCCAATTTTTGGAGAAGTGATTTGCTCCAAGACATTATTTTTTCAGAATTTCAATTGCTTTTTCAATCTCGTTGATCTCAGTTTCATACTTCCTTCGAATCTCAAAGCTTTCAGATGTCGGATTTCGTTTGAAGAAATACAAAGCTTTATTTTTAATTTTTAAAACTGACTTCAAAATTTTTATAGTGTTTTCCATATCTTAAAATCTAAATCCATCATTGTCATCATCTAAATTTTCTGGAGCATCAAAAGCCTGTGCAGGTGTTGAAAATGGTAAAGGATTTTCATATCCTCCGAAATCAGTACCCGTATCAAAGAATTTTGAAATATCACCTCGGAAACTCAATCTCGATTCGAATATGCTTCCGTTTCTGAACTTCGCACACATAAACTCCGCTTCATTCTTCGTGCTCGTTTCTTCTCCATCAGGGTCATTATCCCAAGTATCAATTTTGTAATATTCAGGACGGAAAAGAAATCCTACAACATCAGCATCTTGTTCGATGGCCCCCGAATCTCTTAAGTCTGAAAGCTGAGGTCTTTTTCCTGGTCTTTTTTCGACTTCTCTTGAAAGCTGTGATAAAACAATCACCGGTACCTGAAGTTCTAAAGCAAGAAGTTTTAATTTTCTTGAGATAACCGATACTACCGAATTGTCACTTTTCCCTTTGCTGTCTGAAATTTCAATCAACTGCAGGTAGTCAATCACAATCATTTTCACACCTTTTTCCTTCTTCAACAGTCTCGCTTTAGCAAGTATCTGATTGAGGTTATTTGTATTTTCCACGATGTGAAATGGAAGATTATCGAAAGTTGAAGTTTCATAAAGCTTTTGCATTTCCAAATCTGATAAACTCATATCCCGGAATGCATTCCCACCGATTTCGGTTTCATTACTTACCATTTTCGTGTGAAGCTGACCTGCACTCATTTCCAACGAGAAGAAACCCACCGGATGACCTTTTTTCGCCGCGTGGAAAACATCATCCAAAACGAAGGTTGTTTTTCCCATTGCCGGTCTTCCCGCAATCACAATCATATCTCCATCTCTCCAGCCTCTCAACTTACTCTCAACAGATTTGTGCTTACTCGGAATTCCCGGAATTATTTTCAATTTCTGCTGTTCGATTAATTCCTGATGGAGTTGCAAAGATGTTTTATCTTCCTTTTGCTGAGCAATTACCTCCTCGATTTCGTTCATTCTGCCGATATGAGCATCGATTTCCTCGAATATATCCGTTGACTCCCGGTAAAGAACATCAATGGCATGAGCACAATTAGCTATCATTTTTCGAGCGAGATATTTCTGCAAAACCATCATCAGGTGATAATCCAAGTGAGCTCCCGAACTTACTCCCATTGTCAACTCAATCACGTATTGGTCACCTCCTGCATTGCTCAGTTTTTCAGTTCTTCTCAACTCCTGAATTACTGTCATGATGTCTACCGGATAATCTTTCGATTGCAAATCAATCATAGCTTTGAAAATCGACTGATGTCTCGGATCGTAGAATACCTCATCTTTCCCAGCAAAACGTTTTTTAATCTTCTCAATCGCTGATTTTTCAATCAAAGCGGTACCAATCACCAACCTTTCGAAATCAATTGCGTTTGGCGGCATTTTACCGTCGGAAATCGCCATTTCATGCAAAAAGTCTTTTCCTGATTTCGTATTTTTTTTAAGTTCTGGTTGCATAGTTTTTTTTGTTGTTTAACCATTTTTTTAATCTCGATCGTGTGTCCCAAGCCTTCATGCTCTGAAATAACATTTCTCCGGTCGGTGTTGGCTCTCGGTAATGATCAAAGAATTCCTGAAGAGTTTCTTTCGAAATTTGTTGTCCGTTACTTACGGTTTGAACGTCTTTGAAAAAATCCTCTTTGGTCCATTTCGTAAATCCCGTGAAAGGTAGTTTAGGATTTTTAGCAAGCCAGAATTCAAAGTTTTTTGAGAGATCACCTTCACTTAGCCAATTATCATCACTCCATGAAACTTTCTTTTCAACGAATTCATCGATTTTTAAATTCATCTGATCGTCAGAAAAGTTGTGAGCCATTTTCAAGCGATCCATCTGAATTGGTTTTTGAGTTTTAAGGAAGTTTTTGAAATCAGAGATCTTCTGCAAATCAGAATCGGTTTCTTCTACTACGGATTGTGTATTTGTATATTGGTAAATTGGTTTATCTATACTATCAATGCTTTGTACAGTGCTTTCGCTAGTGCTTTGTATACTGCTTTCAACTTGCTTTGTACTGTGCTTAATTAACGCTTTATCAAGTGCGTTGTTATTTGCGTTGTTATTTTTTGATAAGGCAATTATATTTGCAGAGTATTGATTTTTTGATTTTTCAATCATTTCAATAAATCCTATTTCAACCAACTCATTTAAAGTTTTAATGTATGTATTGTATGATTTGATACTAATCGCTTCCATCACCATACTTGCCGGGAATCCAAATTTTTCTTTCCAACCAAGACGATTACAATGCTCTATAGCGAAGAAATACATAGCAATATGATTAGGTTTAATCTTATCAGGATTTTCGAAAGCGTAATCCCAAAATACACGGGATAAATCATAAACATTCATATCTACTTTATTTCAATTCCAACTTTCCATCAACCTCTTTAAGCTCCTTATTTCCGACTGTAATATCAAAATACTTGTAATCGTACCGATTGCCTAAATTCGTCTCGAAAACAATCTTCTGAACCTTTCCTATACCCGTGAAGTGAACCCTCTGAATACCTTTGTATTTGTACGATGTTACGTTGATAATTACCTCCTGGTCTATTTCTAAATCTTTAACTTTCATAGATTTTCATTGTTTTTAAATGAGTTTCTATTAAAAACTCTTTGGTGAAAATATTTGCGTGCGCTTTCTCATGGCAGGTTCTACACAGTGCGATAAGATTCTCAATTTTATCTTGCTGATCTTTTGTTTTACTTCCGAATTCCGATCTTCTTTTTATGTGGTGAATTTCAGTTGCTGTAACTTTACAGATTTCGCAGTGGTAGAACCCCGAATGAGAAGGAAAATATTCAGTGTATACTTTCGTGTGCTTTTCCATATTCTATTTTTGAAATGGCACATTTGTGAGCTGCCTTCCATTATTTGAGATGAAAAATAAACCGGTAGAAGTCTGCTCAATCTTCATTGTTTCAATCTTTCCAAAGAAGCTTATATTGCCTCCCAAATCAACAATCCAAGCATTCTCTTTTTTAGGAGAAATCCTCATTGCTCTACCTACAATCTGATAGTATAAAGCGAGTGACATTGTACTTCTGGCGATAAGAACACATTCTAATTCCGGATAATCAAATCCAGTAGTGAGCACGCCGACATTTACAACACATTTAATTTTTCCTGATTTAAACTGAGATAGAATTCTTTCTCGATCTTCTTTTTTAGTAGCACCCGTCAGGATAACCGCTCCGGGAATTCTTCTCGTTACAGCTTCAGCTTCTTCTATCAGTGAACAGAATATTAATAGATTTGGCTTCTTTTTAAGCAGCCTCAACGAATACTTTACAATTACAGAAGGCATGTCGATGATCTTATAATATCTTCTCAGAGATTGCTCTGTATAATCTGTTCCTGTGCTGTTTAGCTGGAGCATTGATCTGTCAACAACATTGAATGAGAAGTATTCTAATTTTGACAAATAGCCATTATCAAAAAGCTCATTGTTTTGTACGTAGTAAAGAATATCACTAAAGATTCTCGGTTTGGTTCGATTAAGAAATTTTAATTGAGCACCGAAACTATCATTGGTCAATCTGTAAGGAGTTGCAGTCAATCCTAAAACCTTTGCTTTTGGAAATGCTGACAAAAACTCGTCATACATTCCACCCTTGGAATTTACTAAATGACATTCATCGATAATGATATGCTCAACTCCTTCAAAAAGATGTTTTTTATTGATGATACTTCCAATGGTACAAAATGTAATTCTATCAACCCTCTTCTGTCCAGCTGATGCAGAGTACACAGAAGCTTTATATCCGCTGCTTATATATTTTGCGAAATTCTGTTCAAGAATTTCTTTTGATGGTTGTAGAATAATGGTTTTTCCGGATAATGGAGCAAGTATGTGAGCTATCACAACAGACTTACCTGCTCCAGTTGGAAGAATTAAGATTGTATTCTTTTTTGAGTTGCTATTGAAGAATGATACACCAGCATCCACCGCTTCCTGTTGATAAGGTCTAAGCGTGAATTTTGGCTTTTCTACAATAGAAAACAAATCCGGCGCATTTGATTTTACGATTTCAGCTATTGACATACTAATCTATTTTTGCATTTTCAAAATCATCATCTGCCTGATCATCTTCAGGGAATTCGATTGCTAATTGATCGAATTGCGGAGCAGTTTTCCCATCCATATAAGCTTCGACTTGTTCCACCACAATCTTCAATCTTTGCTGCAGTTCTTCTACGTACAGATAATTACTGTTATCAATTTTGATTTTAGGAGTACTGAAATTGATCGTTCCAATACTTACTTCTTTTGTACCTGTCAAAATCACTGATTTATTTTCGTCGGTACCAGTAATTTTAAAAGCAGAAACTTTGAAATTTTCTAAATCCTCATGCTCTTCCAATTCCTGTATAGGTGTCTGATTGTTTGACCACTGAAAAACTCCATCCACATGAGCTAAAAAGACATCCAATTGTTTGAAAGCTTCAAACATATCATCATGTACTATGTGAACTCCTTTTCTGGTTAATTCGTCACCTTTAGTCAATCCATGCAGCAACTCATAAGAATAATTACATGACATATCTTTTAACAATGCAGACTTAATTTCTATCTGCTTTTCTTCCTGATGGTTTGCAAAATCCGCCAGTCTTTCAAGCTGATCTGCATTAATGTTGATTACGTTGTTTTCCATTCTAGTATTCTGTTTTATAAATAAATTCGACTCTCGTGTTGTTCGATTTTGTTTTTGATTTCTTCCAGGTGGATAAGATCTTTAGGTTCCGGAAGGTAAAGTCCTAAAGTCTGAGCTGAGTAGTTTCTAAATCTCTCAGTGGCTAACGAAAACTCTTCTGTATTTAAATTTGCTGAACTTCTCCAGTCTTCTCTTTCTTCTCCGGTAATTCGGTTGACGTGAGTCGTTTTGAAGATATCCGGATTGACTTTTTTTTTGAAGTGCTCCAGTTTAATTTCTGCGAGTGTATCTCCATATTCTAAGGCGTAATGACTTAAAATTAAATGCAGATAATTATTCTGGCTGTAGGTTCTGTTTTTCTTCTTTTCCAAAACCTCAATCTTTGCATTTTTATCGAAGAGATGTTTAATTCTTCGGATTGCTTTCTTTCTCATTTGTGGGTTGGATAAGTCGAAAATCATAGCTTCATATTTTTAATATCTTGACCAGTAAGTTTCCATACTTCCGTCTAAATCAGTAATTTTAACCTGAGCAGAATACAATCTGAATATCTTAGCTTCAATACCATACAAGTGCGATAATAATTCTGGTGTAGCCGATTTTCTTCCTCGCCAATTATTGATATACATCGATAGAATTCTTCCTCCTTCATTTCTTGTAGAAACTGTAAATTCAAAAGTGCATTGTCTTTTTTCTTTATCAGCTTCAATATCAGCATACACACGAACCCAATTATATCTATCTTCATCTTCATCATCTACAATAAATGTTATTTCACCTTCTCCATCTTGGTCTTGATCCTCCATCGCCGCCTCGATAAACATCTGGTTGATTTCATAGAGGGAAATTTCTTTCTTATCAACAAATCCAACAATACTTTGAGTCATATCAATGATTGGCTGTATATTTACCTGGCTAACTAAGTTTTCGTTTATTACTTTTCCGATTAGAGAGCTGTAATCAATTAAATCAAACTTCTGAAGATTTACATTAATACTTTCTTCAATTTTGCTTTTAATTGAGTCTTTTACATTGCCCCATCTAAAAATATCGGAAACAATATCCTCAATCATTTTTGTGGTTTTGTACTCAATCATTTGAGGTAACTTTTCTGCAATTACTTTTTCAATTGCTATGTTTGTTTCTTTGTTAAAATCCATGATTATAATTATTAAAAAGGCGTTTTATTAAATCCTATTGTCATTCCTCCGTTCGCTGTATAAACTTCTTTTCCGGTGATTCCTGAGACTTTCTTAGCGAAGTTTATCTCATGGGAGTTGCTGTCAGATAAGTGAATCAAAACGATGTTATTTACCTGTGAAAGATCGTTTGCGAATAGAAAATCCATACACGTCTCAATACTCATATGAGAGTTGTAAATCCTATCTCTTAAAAACTTTTTATCTCCTAATTTTTCATTGATTATATCTGCATCGTAATTAGCTTCGATAATGATATTATTCAAACCTTTGAAGGTGTAAGGACAATAAACCGTATCAGTAAGAAAAAGCACCGTTCCGCAATCTTTGTGATTGATTAAAAATCCGCAAGGCTCAGCAACATCATGTATCGTAGGAAAGGAAATCACACTGAAGTTTCCTACTTTGAATTGTCCTTTCTGTGGAATCACAACCTTTCTGGAGCTTACTGTATTCTTTGAAGTTGAGTTTTGAAAAGTTCCTGCAGTTGCATAAACATTAATTCCCGCTCCTAAAACTTCATTGATACTCTTTGCGTGATCGCCGTGTTCATGCGTAACTAAACAAGCCGTGATTTTGTTCACTTTGAAATCAATCGCTTTTTTAATATCCATGATATTCACTCCGCACTCTATCAGGATAGCTTCCTCCTCATTTTCGAGGAGATAAGCATTACCTTTTGATCCGCTCCCAATTACTTTCAGCTTCATTTCTTTAAATCTTGTGGGAATTCATTAAATCTTCGAGCGATCTCCTCTGCCAGATCGTACGCACTTTCAAGTACCGCATCAGCATCTATTGCCAAATCACGAGAGTGAAGTTTAACCTCAGCAAAAGTGATATTCATATTCGCTCTGAAACAAAGAGTTACTGATCCATATTTTGGATTTTGAACTGCTACTAATTCTCCGGCAACTGTATCAAAGTCACCTTCGACATATTCTAATTTGTGAGAGATATCCATTAGAAAGAAGGGCCAGCGGTTTCTAATTCTGATTCTGTAGTTACCGGTGAAGGTTCATCTTTTACCTCTTCATACTTCGCATCTTCGATGTCAGCGAATCCAATCTCTTCTTTATTTGCGTTCTCTTTAATATCCTGCTTTACATCTTCTGAAACTCGGTCTGTAGAAACCTGTCTATCTTCATTTTCGTAAAGGACAGCATCATCAGAACCTCTTACCAATAATTTACATGCTCTGTTGATTACTGTTTTCATGGCCATCTGATCAGGAAAGTTTTTGTGAGCCGGAGAATTACCTTTCATTGCACCTTGATTCCATGAATCTCTAATTTGAGCCATACTCATAATTTCAACATCCTTTGTTCCGTCAGCCATATCAAGAATTGCATATGCACCTACAACATCTTTACTTCCTAAGCTTTCAAGAGTTTGCTTATGGCGAATAATTTTTGATTTCCCGGTCTCCGGATTTACTTCGAACTCAAATTCATCCTGTTTGAAGATTGCTTTTGCTTTGATATCTTTCAATCCTCCGAATCTTTTTGCCAAAATAATGTTTCCGGTATATTCGATTGAGCAATCCAGTTTATCGCCGTAAGGAATGAAATCGCACTGCTTTTTCATTGGAGATAATCCCCAGACAACCATTTTTAAAAGTGCGTTTGCAATTGATTCTTTAGTACAAACTTCAAGAACCATTTTTCCTTGGCTGTTTTTCTGCTCGCTTAACAATAGATAAGCTGATTTTAGAGCGTTTTCAGGTGAGTAGTTTTCAGGAATTCTTAATTCTCCGGCAGCTTGAAAAGCATCTACTTTTGCCAATACCTGAGCTGAAATATCCTTTTTTACGTTTGCTAATTGTGTGTTATTTTCTGTTGACATTTTATTATAGTTTTAGTGTTTGTAAATAATTTCTCTTCTTAAAAAGACATCTGAATAGACATCTGCATTTATTTTTTGGGTTTTGATAGTTTCTATTTTAAAACCTTCATTTAATAAGTTATCGAGCGTTTTAGACCCAATATATCCGCATCTCAACTCAATATATTCTCCGGCCGATGTTAAACCAGAGTGTTGAGTCTTTTTGAAGTACCGAACCCACATTTGAGGATTATCTTTTATGATTTGAAAAATGATATCTTGAATTTCCATGATTATGCTGTTTTAATTTTTTCTAATTCGGCTAAATGCTGTGAAGTATATTTTGGTTTTCCAACATTTAGGTATGATCCTTTTTCAACAAAAAGATTTATAATTTGAGAACTGCTATTAAGTAGTTTTATAACACTCTCGCGGTTATCAATTATTATAGGTGCAGAAACATTATAGAAGTCACAAAGCGAGTTTATAATATCAATTCCTGCATTGATTCTAGAAGCGGTGTTTGCGTCAGTGAAAGGCACCCCATTTATAAGAGCATCACAGCATTCTTCAACACCTCCGTTGATTTGAGTTTTAAACAATCTGAATTTTACGAATGAGAATTTCTCATTAATTCGATCTTCAATAGTGTCAATTTTCAACTTGATAAAGTTTTCGATTACATATTGAGTTTTTTCAACATCAGCAATAGATTGAGCAAGCATCGATTCTTCTTTTTGAAGTTCCTTAATACGAATGTCCGCAGCTTTTATCTGATCATTAGCTTTTAAAGAATCTCTTAAAACTTGAATTTCAGAATTGATAGTTTGTTTTTGAGTTCGTAGATCATTGTTTGCGTTTGCATCAGGAAGTTCAAAAACCTTAGCTTCTAATGTTGCTATTTGAGATTTTAAAGTTGGTAACTCAGTATTTTCAGAAGTGTATTTTTCGATTAAATCTTCTACGGAAACTTTAGTTTCGGAATTACTTTTCGCAGATTCATAATCACTTTCCAGAGATGTGATAGATTCTTTTACAGAAGAAATAAAGCTTTCCCCGCTTGCTATTCTTAAATCAACTTCTGATAATTCAGCAACTGCATTATTTTTCTTTTCAGAAATAGCCTTTCCATCTGCATTGATACCATCAAGAATACTTTTCTTGTTTGCGTTAAATTTGGTCTGTAGTTCAGATTTCTGATTTTCTATCGTCGACGCATCAAGCGCTCTCTCACAGCATGGGCAAACTGCATTATCTTCTGAGAAAATAAAATTCTTAGCGTTTTCAACTTCCCACAACTCTCTTTTCTCTTTGATAGATTTTTCATAATTAGATATGTTGTTTTCTAGGGTTGATTTTTCAGATTTTAATCTTACGATCTTTTGTACTGCAGGTTGAAGTTCATTCGATTTTTTATCGTTGATCTGCTTTAGAATTTGATCTGCTTTAGAATCTCCGGAATTAGCTTCGTTTTTAGCTCTTTCAGCTATTTCAAAAACAATTGTATTTACTTTTCGTGCAAGTTTGAAAATATCATCCTGATTAGCATTTCTTTGATTAATAACCTCATCAAATGCTTTAGATTTATCAAGTAATTGATTCTCGATGTTTTCAATCTGCGATTCTTTTGCTTTAATTGCAGTGTTTATTTCTACGGCATTTACAGCTTCGGGCTTACTTCTTTCAACCTCATCGATTCTCGTAGGAATCATTTTAATATCATCCTTCGCTTTTTTGATAGTTGCGGCAATCTGCTTTTTATATTCCTCTAATGATTTATTCGTCAATTGAGCAACTAAAGCGATGTATTCTTCATTTCCTGCAGCTAGATCAGCATCTGAAACCTCACCTGCAATTTTCACCAAAACATCTCTTCTATCCTGCCATTTCAAAGAATTAAACGCAGATGGCGATGTGATAAGTTTAAAAACTTTTTCATCGATGATTTCGCCTACTTTCTCATTATATTGCTTCTGAGACATAGGAACATCATTCCAGTAGTAAAGTGTTTCATTACCTGAAAATTCTGATTCTAAAGCTCCTTTAGTTTTTACCCACTTTTCACGGAAAACTCTTTTTAATCTTACCGGTTCTGAGTTTACAAGGAAATCACCTTCCACTTCATGGTCTATTTTCGGGATCACATTGTTATCTGAATCCAAAGTTTTCAATTCGAAATCTTTTCTGTCTGTCGAATCTTTTCCGAATAAAAGCCATAAAATACTGTCGAAAATTGTGGTTTTCCCGGTTCCATTATCACCGAAGATATTCGTGTTGTTGTCGAAATCAATACTTAGATTTCTAAGACCCTTGAAGTTTAATACGGATAATCTTTTTAATTGTACATTGTTCATCTTTATAGTTTTAAAATTGTTTTTTTATTTCTTGATACTTTTGATTTGCATCTTCTTCGGTCTCGAATTGTGCTACGGAAACAAAAGGTTTAAATCGTTTATCACTTCCTTTATTTTCTATTCTCACGACCCATTTTTTGGAAACTTCGCTTAGGAAAACACCTTCTTTTTCCGGAAACTTTTCAGAAGTAAATCGTCTGAAGCTTTTCCCGTGGTTTAATCCTGCCATGATTAAAGTTTTTCATTTTGCAAATCCTTAATCTCTTTAATAAACTCATTAACAGCGGTTAATTCTGCGTGAGTTAAAGTGTCATACCCTATTCGCTTCGCATTGACGAACCATATCCCTCCGATGTTTTCAATTCTGATGTTCATGGCCGTACTTTATGAAATTGGAAAATTCTTTGTGATAGATTCTCAGAAATCCTACAACCACATATATACAAGCCGGAAGAAAAAAAACCGTGATATTTTGATTTTCAGAACAGGCTAATACATAGACTGTATTGAGAACAAGAAGGAAGTTTAAAAAGTTTTTCATTTGATTGAGTTTTAAGTTTGTTTTGGTGCTTTATCCCATCCCCGGCGTTTTGCCGCTTGTGCTAATAAAAGCTGAACACTTGGAGAAAGTTCTTGCGCGGCATCCACTCCGCTATTCTCTTGTGCTATTTGTTTTTCCAGTAGTTCAATTCGTTCCCAGACCTCAGCGTTGGCTTTCTTTTGTTGATCTTCTACTCTCCATTGCTTTACCCTAAGTGCGTGAACTGCTTTCTCCAGTGTTCTGCTCATGATATTTTATTTTCTGATGGAAATTTTCTGTGATATTCTTGCTCGATTGCGTGATAGTTCGTTGCTTTTAGCGTATAAGCGTTATAAAGTGTTATATCAGCTGTTTCTTTGTCTGTCGTTTCCTTCATGCAGAAGAGAAAAGAATCAAAGACAAATTGCTTTTCAAAACCTCCCATTCCTTTGAATGGATCTGCTGTTTTTAAGTTTGGTTTCATACGCAGTCTAGGATTTCTTTTACAGCCTTTTTACAGTTTCTGGCGCTTTTAATCTTTTGGTCTGCATTTTTAGTGGCAATTGGAAACAAATATTTCAAAGCTTCAAGGCTTTTCTCAGAAACACTGTTTCTTCTATACAAAACATCTCTAACTGTAGAGGGGCTGCAGTTTACTATATTTGCCACGTCACCCCATTCATCTTTGTGGGTGAATTCTCTGAGATACTCAGAGATTTCTTGTGGAATAGTTGCTCCGATATTTATCATATGCTTAATTATTTGTATTTTTGAACTGTTTTTATAGTTATTTCATTGTAACTATGATACAAATATATAACAAAAACTAACATTAAATAACATAATTGTTAGTTTTTGTTAGTTTTCAAATATAAATAACTGATAATCAGCGATAAAAATTTTGTTGCTTGTTTTTAGAAAGATGTGTTTTGAATTGAAAAACTATAGTTATGGATATAATTAAAGAAGAGAATCTTGATGATTTCCTATCTAAATTACTATTAGAAGAGGGAGGTATGGATTTTTCAGTATTCTCCAGAAAATATGATTTTCCCCTTAATAAAATAGATCATTACTTTAATTTAATCAATGATAAAAAAGATGGTTGGGTTAAGATGACTAAAACGAACATTTATATTCCACAAGCTTTTTTACCTGTGGTTATATTGTTTTTACAGAACGGGGGATTTGTAGCAGAAAGAAATAATAGCGATTTCGAAAGTAGAGCTAAGAAAGCAAACTATGATTTAGTCGTAAAGCAAACTAATGAAATTAAAATAACTAGATATATATCCATAGGAGCAATAATAATTTCTGCCGCAGCATTTGTACTTAGTATTTTCGCTTTTAATGCTAAATAATTAACGATAATCTATAAATACTAAGAGATGTAGACATTATAGATATTGATAGGGATATATAAAGCAAAATTCGATTTTCTTTAATTATTCTGTCGAAAATATCATTTAATTCGAATACGTCCAAATTTTCGAGATCATAACCATAAAATGGATTAAAGAATCTCCTAATTTTTTTAATCATATATAAACTATAACATTCATACAAAGATATGAAAACTAACAATTACTAACATCATGAATTCAAAAGAACGTCTTGAACAAATTTTATTACATTTAAAATTATCTGCTAATAAATTATCAAAAGAAATTGGTCATTCTAGTAATGTTAAACTTCATCATGTAAAAAGTGGTAGAAATGAAATAAGCGAAGAGATAGCAAAAGATATTGAAAAATATTTCCCTGAATTTAATTATGAATGGATTGTAACTGGCAAAGGTCAAATGCTTAAGAATAACAACACAATAAATAGTGGAGAATTTTCTAATCTTACAATTGATGAAAAGTTAGAATTTCTTCATACACAAAATTTGGAATTACAAGACAAATTAAGATTATCTCATCTAATAAATAGGACATATCTAAGAAGTATTGCAAAACATTTAAATATTAAAAAAGAAGAATTTAAAGATCTACAAGAGATGGAAGATGATATAAAAAAAATAAGCAGTAACTAATTAGCTACTGCTTTTAATGTTTGCATACTCAATCTAAACTTGGGAAGAGTAAATTCATCTATCAACAGAGATTTTATTTTCATCTTTTCTAATTTGCTGAGCATTTTTTCCATTCGCTCAATTAAGCACATACTATTTTCATCATATTCATCAAGTCCAATCAGCCCTTTTGAGTAAAAAACCTCGTTCTGATCAAGCAAATATTCTATCATATCAATATCACTTTTTTTCATTTCAATTTGGCATTTTCTGTTTTAGTTAATTGATATCCTTTTCTTCATCGAATTTAAGTATGCATTTTCTTTCATTCTTTGTACACGCAAGTAAGTTCGTATACTATGCATGGTGAATATGATAAGTACAACAACTAATATAATATAAACAAAAAACCATATGTTTTCATCTGGTCTCTTTCCAATCAAATACATGAAATAAAACGCAGATGAATATATTGATGTGAACATAGGAAAAACATACGAAATTAGATATGGTTTCATAGTAGTTACTAAAAGCAGTAATGTAGATTGTATACACATGCCTAAACACCAAATAACAGTTGACGCTGAAGACTCTGCTAACTTAATATATGTAGACTTTATCTCAGGAAAAAAGATTTCCAAAATATTATTTGAAAACGGCAATAGAGATATATACAACACTAGGTAGGTTCCTAGTGTTGAAATTGTAGAATATTTAATCTTATGGTTTCGGGGGTTTAACATCTCCCGGATGAACGATTCCTCCTTCATTTGGATCTGGTTCTGTTCCGGTTTCTGGGTCAAGTCCACTCCCATTATTTAATGGTAAGGAGTAAGGAGTAATACCAATATTTGTTGTATCACTCTCAATCTTGTTTTGAAAACCCGGAAGGTTATTAATTTTTAGTTTTTCTATATCCAACTTCTCTGCAGTTGCTGGATTTTCATTTAATTGCTCGTCCCTCTCAGGAGAACATGAATAAACACTCAGTGCGCAAATAGCGCCAATAAATAGGACTTTTGTTTTCATCGAATTATCAATTTTAAATTCGAACAAAAGTACTTATTTGCAAAAACATACGTGTAAAATTCGGCTGCAATATATAAATATTTCAAAAATAAAAGAATTATTCTTATCAAATATTTACACTTTCCGTATTTTTACGGATACCCATAATTAGAATTAAACTTGTATTATTACATTTGCGATTACAAATATATAAATAATATTAAATTAACGTATCATATACGTTGGAAAAAATAAAATATGAAGAAATTTCTTTTACTCTTTGCGCTCATTTTAAATACTTTTTTATTTTCTCAAGAGTTCCAATTTGAAGATGTGATTAAAGTTGATTCTACTATTACAAAAGAAGAGCTTTACAATCGTGCAAGATCGTGGATAGCTAAAACTTACAAAAGCGAAAAAGACGTTATGTCAATTGAAGATAAAGCTTCCGGAGAATTAACTGGAAATGGAGCTTTAAGATATGATCCTCAATCACTGTATTTTGGAGTAGATTGCGCTAGAGGATTTATAAATTATAAAATAAACATTTACGTAAAAGAAGGAAGATACAAGTATAGTATTCATTCCTTTCATCATGAAGGAACTAGATGTCCAGGGGGTAATATAATATCTTACGGAATGTTGACAGAATCAGAAAAACCTATTAAAGGTCCAAAGAGAGGATGGAATGAAGTTAAGGAACTTGCTAAAAAAGATGCCTTGAAAACTATCGAATCCTTAAATCAAGCAATGAATAAAGAATACGAAGCATCAAAAGACTGGTAATATGAAAACAAATATCTGCCTCTTAATTTTATTATTTCTAGTGTTTAGCTGCAAATCTAAAAAGGAAAAGCTTGAAAATTTAATTACAGAGAACACTCGAACTTATATCAATAATGGATTAAAAAACAATGAGGAAGGAGGCGAATTAGAATCTATCAAATTTATTGCTTCAGACAGTATTACTGAGCTCGATGAGTCATTAATGTATTACGAACATCTAGGAAAAGACATAAAAGTAAATTTAGAAATAGTAAAGCTACAGCAAGAAAAAGCTAAACTATATAAAAATATAGAAATGGATAAAACAGATGAGTCATTTGGCTTTAAAGACGCTACGGAGAAAAGTCAAATTCATCTTGATTCAGCACAGAGACTAATACAGAAAGTTCAAAAAATAACAGAAAGGTTACCAAAATTAGATACGATAAAACCTCTTTATCTTATTAGTAAGGTATTTGTTAAAATAAAGAAAAAAAACGCTACCATAGAAGAAGATACTTTAAAAATTACCTCAGATTTAAATGGAAACCTTATCACCACTTCTGAAGCAATTAAAAGAGTAAGTAATAAATATAAATAGCCTTTAGCTTATCTTTCAACAAAACACTGCATCTATTACTCTATTACGGTAAACCGTAATTTATATTTAAAACAATTTTTTATATTTGCTGAAAACTAATACATGAATAATTTATTTAATAAGAGATATTCTATAAGGCTTATTTGGCTAATATTTATTTCTTTGGCGCTTACTTTTTGTGCTGTATTTTTAGCATTTAAATTTTTTGGACATTGGAAGACTTCTGCATCATTAGATTATACAGCCAAAATTACTCTGGCAATTCTTGCTTTTCTTACTTTGATGTATCATATTCATAATTTGGAAAATCAAATAAAAACGCAAGAAAACAGCAATCGACAAAATTTAGCGAAATATACATATGATATTTGTTCAGATTTCAGAAGACCAATGATGATGGATGTCAATGAAGACCTCAGATGTCTTATTAATGAACAGTCAGAAAATCTTAAATCTCAGAAAATAGATCAATTTATTGCATTTATAGATGATCCGTCTAACAGAAAGAAAAGACAGGCTTTAATATTAACCTTAAATTATTTTGAAAGTGTCTCTGCGATGGCATTGGCTGGAGATTTAGATAATGAAATAGTGAAACGTCTGTTTGGCAAACTATTTGGACGATACTATGTGAAGTTCTCACCTTTTATCTCTACCATTCAATTAGATAGTGCAAAAAGTTGGGCGAATTATGAGAAATTAGCGTTAAAATGGCTTAATGAAGAAAAATTATAATTTTTTTATTATATATTTGAAGAGTAAACAAACATCAACTAACCTTTAAAATCGGAAAAATGAAAAGTACAACCATTAAATTTGACTACTACGGTTTTTAACTGTAGAAATTTTTAAACAAACAATTAACAATAAAAAAAAACCTCCCCTAGCGGGAGGTTTTTTCTTTTAATATATCTTCCAACGTACATAAAACTTTTATTTATATTTGTAAACTGATTACAGCTACAATTCAATGGAAGAAAAAAAAATTAATACCGGTAGATACAACGAAAAAACAAAACGCCAAATTCAGGCAGAAAACATTTCGGAAGACTATCCGCATGTTAGAAGATTTTTTGCAGCTGTGTTCGATATAATTGCTACTGAAAAAGAACCCGACTATACTAATTTTTGTAAATCAAATGGAATTGACGGGAGGAATCTACAAAAGGTGATTACAGAGCCTCATCGTAATTTAAAGGTGGAATATTTCGGTATTTTGGTAAAGAAATATGGATATTCCGCAAAGTGGCTATTGACGGGAGAAGGAAAAATGAAGTAACAACCGTGGTTTGTGCTTGTCACATCCGTGTATGGAAAAGTGGAAAAATATATCAAAAAACGCTTAAAACAGGCTATTTAAAAATTATAATAAACTGATTTAATGCACATTAAAGAATTAAGAAGTGTAACCAACTGGTCTCAAACACCAGTTCTTAGGAGTACCGGTTCGATCCCGGTCCTGGGTACAAAAAACCTCTGAAATCATTTGATTTCAGAGGTTTTTGATTTTAGGGTGTTTGAAAAGGGTGGCTAATAATTATATTTTTATAAATTAACCTCTACTCTTGCAGGATAACTAAAACGGGATCAATCTCAAAACTTGGGGACTATGCAAAAAGTTTAGACAACCTGAACAGAAAAAATGCTTTATCCCGCACACCTCTTAATTGCAATCTGAAGTTTTTTATTTTCGCATTGAAAGACTCTGCAGAAGCATTCGTGCTTCTTCTTTCAAAATAATTGAGAATCTCATTGTAATGATTCATTATGGTTTTTCTGAGCACCGAGAAAGCTTTAAATCTTGATTCTTCCACCTCTTTAAACCAATGTGCCAGTTTCAACATTGCAACGGATTTTTGAATGTTTTGGTTGTAAATTCTCCTCAAGCCATCAGATAAATTGTACGCTTTTTCTAAATCAGGGTATTGCGAGAATAAGATTTCAGCTCGCTGATTTTGCGATGCAGTCCATTTTTCTCTGGTTTTGTAGAGTAAATACCTGCTTCTTGCCAAAAGTTGCTTTCGGGTATCGCCATTTTCAAAAGTTTCAATCCCGGGGTTGTTTTTCTTTTCTTTTGCTTCCATGAGCAGATTATTTTCTTGTTCAATAGCTTCCCAACGGTGGCTTATCCTTAATTCCTGCAACGCTTCTATGGCTAATTTCTGAACATGGAATCGGTCGATAATTTGTGTGGCATTGGGAAAACATCTTTTGGCGATGAGCTTCATAGAACCCGCCATATCCAAAGTAATTCCTTTTACATTTAACCTTAATTTTTTGTTGATTTTTAAGAGATATTCTATTACGGTATCACTCCTGATTCCTTTGATAATGGCGACAATACTGCCTTTTCTGCCCATTGCTTTTTTGGAGGTCAGAACAGTGTATAATTCGCCATCAGAAAGAGCAACTTCATCGAGAGATAGTTGGTGTGAGAGGTTTTCGGGATAGAGAATCCAATCCTCGGCGTGTGATTTTTGTTTCCAGTTTTTAAAATTGCCGATGCTTTGCTTGTATTGCCTTTGAAATTTCCTGCCATCCACGCTATACAT